TGATTTTATATAGGAGGATGTCGGAAACGGCATCCTCTTTTTTTAACTGTTTTACTATATCGTTTATATCGACTTTTTCCTCTTTACATCTATTTGCCTTTGAAATTCTTTTAAATTTTTAACTTGAATAGTGTCTTTTTTTATATCCACTTTTCCAGCCATATTTTTTAAAACTTTCTGAACTTCCATAGGTTTTATCGCGCACCAATTTGCAATATCGTTTATCGTAGCGTTTAATTCCTGCGGTTCGTTATAAGCGTCTCTCGGAATATTTTGAATTTCGGCAAGGAGCAGCAAACAATCGTATATTCTTAAATTCGGTTCGTTTAATTGAAGTATTAAAAGTCTTCTTTTTGAATCGAATATTCTTTTGGCAAACATTTTTGCAAGTTTAAGCGCCATTTCGATATTATTTGCAAGAACGGATTGAAAATTTTCTTTTTGTAGTTCGAGTAAAACTGTAGGTTCGTTTGCAATCGCGGACGCGCTTCTTGTCGTGCTTTCCAAAATCGCCATCTCCCCGAAAAAATCTCCCGCATGAACCACATCGAGCAGTTTTTCCACATCTTTAATTACTTTCGTTATTCTTACCGAACCGCTTTGAACCATATAGAATTTATCGCCTTTTTCAAATTCCAAAAATATACCTACAAATTATATTGATACGATATATACTGAAAAAGAAAATCTACTTCAAGAAATTAAAAAGATATTTATTTCTAAAGAGTTATAATTGAAATGAATTTAAAAAAACATATAGTTTTCATCCTATTGTCATTGTTTCTATTCTCTTGTAACAACAGCGGTCATAAAGATAATGTCAAAAGGTTTAGAAATATCTTCGTGTATGAAAACACAATGCCTGTCATAAAATATAATATAGATGAGAAAGGCGTAAATTTTATAGTCGACACTGGTTCAGATGTATCCATAATAGATGATGATTATTATTTAAGTCATATGGATTTCTTTAATTTCATCGAGAATAGTTCATCTGACATTAACACTATAAGCGGTACAATCTCAAAAGGGGTTATTGTAACAAACACGTTATTGAATGACAGTATACCGGTTACTTTTTATATAACTGATATTGACAATGTCAAAAGAGAAGTCTTCATAAAGACGGGAAAGCAAATCGATGGAATATTAGGTTGTGATTTCCTATATGATAACAAGGCGATAATTGATTTCAAGAGAAAAGAATTACGAAATTAGATGATATAAACGATGCAAGAATTTAATATAAATAAAAACTCCACGCTTCCTTACTTGGAAATGGAACTAATACAAGACGGTCGAAATGATTACAGAAAGGCATATTATGCCTTACAAAATGCCGATGTATACTTCACGATGGCCAATCTAAACAATGGTATAAAAGTAATATCGAATGCCAAATGCAAAATCATTACTTATACTATTGGTTGTGAAGAACGTGTTAAACTAAGGTATTCTTGGAAACCAAGAGATACAAAAATGGAAGGACGTTTTGTCGGTACTTTCAAAATAGTTTTCAATGATGACATACACAGTGAAGAATATAGTTTCCCAAAAGGCGAATTGATAGTCCCAATTGCCGAGGAATTGATAATAAATATTAATAATTCAATGATTAACACAAATTAATACGATATTCTTATAAAGTTTGATTTAAAAGTTGTATATTTGCGGCACATCTTGTATGATGCCGCTATTTTTGTGGCTTAACTACAGAGTATGTTTAATTTAAAGGATTAGAAATGGCAAATAACATTACAAAAGAGGATATCGATAAATTCCTCTCAGGTACAGACCCGATGGAACATATTATAAAGATAGAAGGGTCTTATGACGATGATAAAATGACTGTCATCTTTCGGGGAAAAAATAATAAGTTGAAAATGTTAAAGGATAATTTTTATCCTTTTGTATGGTGCAAACAAAGTGCAGCCCGAAAGCTTTTCGATGGCGACAGAAAGATTCTGAGGGAGAAAATGGCGATGTACGGTATTACTTGTAAAGGATTACGTGTCGCCGACGATGAGGGAAACATCCACCCAAGAATGGAGAATGGATATAGGGTATTGTTCTATGCGAAATTTGCGATGTCCTATAAGAAATTCATGGACTTTTTCAAGGAAGCTGGTAGACCAATATATCCGCAACAGACCGATGCTAATTACGGACTTCGTGAATTTATTGCGGTAGCACCTACAGAGCAATATATGATTTATACAGGTCGACGAATGTTTAAGGGATATGATGATTACGATGACCTTATTCGTATGTCATTCGACTTGGAGACCGAGGGTCTTAATCCACAGATACATGCGATTTCACAGATTGGTATACGAACAAACAAGGGATTTGAAAAAATCATTACCATTGATGGCGAAGGTGAAGAAAAGTTCAAAAATGAGATAATCGGTCTCAAGGAATTTTTTGAAATCATATATAATGAACAACCTGATATTATTGCAGGATATAATACTGAGAACTTCGACTGGTATTTTATTGATGAACGATTAAAGCTCCACGGAAGCTCGTTGTTGGATTTCACCAAGAAAATTTTCTATAATCGTGGGATATATAAGAAAAAGAAACAACAAGTATTGAAACTTGGTGGCGAAATGGAGTATTATTATCCTACTATAATGTGGGGTCATAATATCGTTGATGCATTGTTCGCCGTTCGTAGAGCGCAAGCAATCGATTCTAATATGAAAAAGGCAACCCTTAAATATATCTGCGCCTACTCAAAGATGAATAAGCCTAATCGTGTATATGTACCAGGCAAAGAAATTAATACAACGTGGTTGGACTTGACACCTACATATGCATTTAATGATACCGATGGCGAATGGTTTAAGATAGATGATAAACGTCTTGAAAAGACTTATACTGATGATAATGGAACGTTTCCTCTGTACACCCGTGAAGATAAAAAATTAATTAATAATAAAACAGGTAAGGAGTATGAAATAACGACAGGACGCTATATAATTCAGCGTTATCTGTTGGATGACCTTTGGGAGACAGATAAGGTAGAAAACCGTTATAATCAACCTAATTTCTTGGTAGGTAAAATGCTCCCAGTATCATATGAGAAAATGTGTACAATGGGTACTGCTGCAATATGGAAATACATTATGATGGCGTGGAGTTATCAACATGATCTGGCTATTCCTGAATTGATTGAAACCAAGAAATTTACAGGAGGATTGTCACGATTATTGAAAGTCGGATATGTGGATAGAATCGTTAAATTGGATTATAATTCACTATATCCTTCGATTATTCTTACTTTCGGTATCAAGAGTCCAATCGATATTATGGGTGTAATGAATGCCCTTTTGGAGTATATTCTTACACAACGTGAACATTATAAGGGTCTGAAAGCCAAATATGGTAAAGAGGCAGATGAACTTAAAGAAAAATTAAAGGGTATTACAGATGAGAATGAAATTAAGGAGACAAAGGTCAAGATAGCGCAGTTATCAAGCCAAAAGGCGATGGCAGACAAAATGCAACTTCCTCTAAAGATAACAGGCAATGGCTTCTTCGGATCATACGGTTCTGGAAGTGTGTTCCCTTGGTCTGATTTGGAATGTGCGGAGGAAACAACTTGCCGTGGTCGACAAATGCTTCGTCTTATGATTAGCCATTTTTCCACATTGGGAAGTTTTAATACTAATACGCCTAATGACGAATACAATTATCATCCTATTGTAGGTGACAGTTTTACTGGTGATACACCTATGTTTATCAAATATGATAATACAAATTTGATTGACATCAAACCTATATCTGAATTAATAGATATTGATAACATACGCAAGGATGCGTTAGGTAGAGAATACGATACGACTGAGAAAAATTATACTGTCTTATGTCGAAGTGGATGGTATAAACCAAGCTACATATATCGTCACAAGACGGGCAAAGATATGTACCGTGTCATGGATAAACGAAATAGTAAGACCTGTGTCAGTGACATAACCGAAGACCATTCGTTGTTTGATGAAAATAAAGAAAAGGTAAAGCCATCCGAGATTAATAAAAACACGGTATTAGAATACAAATCAGAGCCTTTCTGTAAAAGAGATAAAAAAATAACAAAAGAGAAATTTAATAAATTATTAGACTTCACAGTAAAATTCCCAATGAAGATACCTATCGAAGTTTTAAATTGTGAAGTAAATATAAGAAAGCGATTTGCAAGTGAACTGTGCAAGAGATTAGATAAACAAATAACAATTGAAAACTATTCAAAGGTATTTGTAGCGGGATTTAACTTTTTATAATGTAGTCATATAAATGATTCTATCAGATAATTTGTCTCGGTAGAATCATTTGTTCTATCTTAATAAGAAATAACAATGTATAAAACTGTCATTAAATCGACTGATGAATTTAAAAGTAAAGCAAGAGATATATTCGGAGATTATTACGACTATACAAAAACAGATATCTCGAAAAAAGATACTAAAAGACGAGTAACAATAACATGCCCCATACATGGAGATTTTCTGCAAAATATGTATAGTCACTTAAAAGGTTGCGGGTGTCCGAAATGTGGAAAACGAAATATGGCAAAAACTCAATCGTTTACAAACGAACAATTTATTACTAAGGCAAATATTGTCCACAACTTTAAATATCGTTATACAATAACAGTATATCAAGGAGCAACTAAAGACGTTGACATTATTTGTCCAAAGCACGGGATTTTCACTCAGAAGGCATATTCACATCTACAAGGTCACGGCTGCCCTAAATGCGCTACCGAACAGAACGCTAATAATATGTTGATGACAAAAGAGGTGTTCGTCAAAAAAGCCAATATTATTCATAAAAATACCGAGGATTATAGCCTTGCGGAATACAAAGGGGCAAAGATTCCAATTGAAATAATATGTGCCAATGGTCATCATTATTGGCAAATGCCAAACAAGCATCTATGCGGTCACGGTTGTCCTTATTGTTCCAATGTTGTCTCAACTCAAGAAAATGAAATATCAGATTTCATCGAAAATGAACTTGGTCTCGAAGTTATTAAGAATAATCGTAAAATATTGACAGATGGCAAGGAAATTGACATATATATTCCGTCTAAAAACATCGCAATAGAACACGATGGCTTAATATGGCATAGTGAAGAATATTGTAAAAATAATCACTACCATTTGAAAAAGACAGAAGATTGTATTAAGCAAGGAATACGACTACTGCATATTTTTGAAGACGAATGGGTATTTAAGAAAGATATTGTTAAATCTAAAATAAGAGAAATAACAGACAATGTACCAAATAAGATTTCCTCTGAACTATGTGTTATTAAAAAGTTATCTCCGAAACAATGTATTGATTTTTTAAAAACAAATTCAATTTATAATATCGTTAATCCTCAAATAGTATATGGTAATTTTTATAAAAATGAATTGGTCTCGTTGTTAGGATTTAATAAAATAACTGATGACGAATATGAATTAGTCACATATTGCAATAGACTAAATACAAAGGTAATAAATGGTGTAAAAGGACTTTTTAATTTTTTCGTGAATGAAAATAATCCTATCGTTGTTATAGTCAAGATTGATAGACGATGGGATAATGGAAATGAGTTTAAAAATATCGGTTTTAAGTTCTTAAAAAATACCGAACCAAATTATTATTATGTCGCTAATAGACATCGATATTTGAAGATAATCGATATAGAAAAAGAGACATATAGGATATTCGATAGTGGAAATTCTGTATACGAATGGAAGAAAAAATAGAGTTTTAACCGATTTTAGTATAATATTCTTGGCGAATACGAAAATAAACGGTAACTTTGCCTATTATCCTTTATAAACTTTGATAAAATGAGCAAAAGAAAAAGCAATAGTGATATAGAAAAAGAATGCATTGAATTATGTAAACGTTACGGGCACAAATACATTGCGTTTACAAGGACAAAAGATAAAGACAGTCATACAAGAATAAAGGTTGTATTTGAATGTAATAAACACGGGATTAAAGAAACACGTCTATTTACGTTGAGAAAAGGAAATGGTTGCAAGGAATGTGCCAATGAAAAACTATCGGAGTCAAAAAAGTTTTCAGATGATAAGATAAAGGACATCTTTAATAAGACATATGATGGTAAATATGAATTTATTGACACTATAAGAGAAAAAAATAAAAGAGGTAAAATAATAACTTATATTAATTATCTTTGTCCTTGCCACGGTTTAAAAAAGATAGAATTAGGCAACATTAATAATAGTAAATGTGGCTGTAAAGAATGTTCCGATGAAGAACAAAAGATGACCGAAGATGAAATCAAACGAAGAGGAGATGAAATATGCAATAAAATGGGTTATAAATATAAAGGATATTTCAGAGACAAGGGGTTTATTCGTATTGTATACGAATGTCCTATCCACGGAGAGAATAATGCAAGTATATACCATTTAGAAGAAGGAAAAAGATGTCCAAAATGTTATTCAAGCAGTATCGAGGCAAGCGTAAATAACTTATTAAAATTAAATAACATTGAGTTTGTTGAACAGAAAAAATTCGAATGGTTAAGGTACCATAATCCTCTTAGATTGGACTTTTACTTACCTAAATATAACATTGCAATTGAGTGTCAAGGAAAACAACATTTTAATTCTGTAAAAACTTGGGGAGGTAATGATGAATTAGAAGACCGGCAACTCAGAGACAAGACAAAGAAAGAACTATGTGAAAATCACGGAATTAAAATAATATACTATGCCAATTATACATACGATTTTCCATATAAAGTGATAACCGATGAAACTGAATTATTAAAGAAAATAAACGATGGAAACAAATAATATTGGTAAGACAAATGATTATGTATACGACATTTCATTAGATGGAACTGTTGTTAATGCATTGGGAATGAACGTATTAAGTAATACTGATGGGTTCAACTTCCAAAAACCGTTAAAATATCGTTATACAAAAGAGCATCCTTATATAGGTAAGGGACTCGGCCGTAATGTCAAGAAAGGAAAAGAATACACCGAGGTCGACGCCGATGTTGCTGAATTCGAGGATACATTTATTAATGAAGCATACAATGGAGGAGTATTAAAGAACGGTTTAGGAATCGATGAGTATTGTGACGCTTGTATCCAATTCGCTCGTAAAAATTACGCTGATTTAATGCCTGATGGTTCTAAGAAACTGGTAGGCAACACTATCAAATCAAAAAAGATGCCGATATATATTGAGAAGTTTCTTAATAATGCCATTGATATGCTATTGCACGGCAAGGGTTCTGATTTTCTTAACTATTATTATGATTATATTGAGAAAATTTATAATATGCAAATTCCTTTGAAAGATATTGCGACTGTTGGCAAAATAAAAACCTCCATCGAGACATATAAGGAAAGTTGCAAGCAGTTAACTGCTGGTGGTACAAAGAAAGCAAGACAAGCTTGGTATGAATTAGCCATACGTGATAACTTGTCAGTCAATATGGGTGACACTATCTATTATATTAACACAGGTGACAAGAAATCGGTGTCTGATGTACAAAGAGTTACTAAGTACTATTTTGACGGAAGAGATGGGAAAGAAATCGATTACATGACCAATGAAGATGGCACTCCTAAGACTGACCGTAAAGGAAATATTGTGTCTCTGTCAAAAGGATTGGAAAGTGAATACAACCGTCTTAAAAAAGCCAATGACCCTATTGTGTTAACTCCACCAAATTCTAAGAAAAAATACATATCAAAAGATGATTATATACACAAGGCATATCCATCAATAAAGGATAAGGATGTTATCATTTTTAATTGTGTTAGATTACCTAATGATATTGTCGAGGATGAGGACGATCACTTCTGTTCAGACGACATTGAGTATAACAAAGAGAAATATATCGATATGTTTAATAAACGTATTAAACCTCTGCTTGTGTGCTTTAACGAAAAAATTCGTTACACTGTCAATGAAAAAGGCAAGACAATAAATAACATACTAATAACTTCCCCAAAGGATAGAAAGGAATTTACGGAGAACGAAAGTCAACTCGTTGCAGGACAGCCATATGAGACAATCGACCAAGATACATATGAGCAATTGATGACCATCGAGGATAAGGAGATAAAATTCTGGATAGAAAACAATAAAGTGCCTCCGTATACAAAGGAATGTGGAATGGATTGGGGAAAGATAAAGCAAAATTATCTTGACCGTCAGAAAGAGTTGGAGAAAGAAGGGATTCGTGAAGAAAAAGAATCTTATGATAATTGTATAGCGTCTCTTAAAAGAGAAGATGTCGATAAGGTACTTGAAGAGGGGGTGCTTCCCGAAAAGTTGCTGAGACTGATAGATGAGAATATAAACAATGGCGATTTCGTCTCAAAGAAATACAAAGTGAAAATTGGAAGCATCTTCGATATTGTTGACAAGGATTTCACAAAGAACAACGAGGTAGAAGAAGACGAAATGGCAGAATAGACAAGAAAAACAGAACCCCGTACGGGAAAACATCCTGTACGAGGTTCTTAGCAACTATGTCCGTTTTGTTTTTGTTGTTGTTTTCAATTAATATGTTCCGCAGTCCCAAACATTAGACATTGTGATGCCTCCGCTTTCAATGGTGAACAAGTCATTTGCGTTTCCTTCTTTGGCAGCGGCGAACTGTACCTTTATGGTAGTCTTGTTTGTGGCAGAGTTATCGACTACGACACTTTCGTCAGCAGCCTCGACGTGGTTCTTGGCAATAGCGTCAGAGTTCTTCTTAACCTGTGCGTCAAGTGCGGCAATCTCACCAACGACAGTCGTAGCCTGATTTGTGTAATTGCCCTTTGTTGTAACGTGGTCGCCATTTTCAGCCAAGCCTACGCTTGCCTCGACTGTGTTAACTGATGCGGTAAGTTCTCCCTCGACACCCTTGGCACGTTCTGTCTCAGCATCTATTGCATCATCGACACCACTTACTTTAAGACCGTCTGCACTTACAGTCAAGTAATTCTCGCTTTTGGCATCAATCTTGGCAGTAACCTTGTGATCGACCAATTCTATACCATCACCCATTTCTTTTTCTTGGATAAGGTCAGACATGCTAACTTCCACTACACTGTCAGTGCCATCTGCAAGTGTGTATGTGAAAGTAAGTATCTGATTTTCATATTTAACACTCTTCAGAGTCTGGTCTTTGTTTATCTTGACAAGTGCGCCCTTTGCTGTAGTACCATCTTTACCAACCAATTTATATGCAGTCTTGACGTTTGTCTCACCTAGGGCTTTAAGTTCGTCGGCAGTAAGCTCAACGAGTTTTATAGACGATTTTATGCCTTTATCAGACTGTGACAGTACATCGTCATTATCGATCGCGAGTGAGATTGTCTTTGTATTGGTTTCCTTGTTAACGTCCGAGACCTTAACTGACTCTGCGCCGACATATTGTACTATCGCTTCGCTTGCTACGCTTAGCTTACCCGAGTTTTCGTTGCGTACGATGGTAGTGCCGTCGATGTTCACACTTACGTCAACTCCGTTATTGGTATTCAGAGTTACTGACTTGTCATTTGAAGTAATGGACTTACGGCTGACGGTAATAACTCCGTCGGTCTCGCTGACTGAATCAACGAACTGACCCTTTACGGCAACATCCTCCTTGTCTAATGCTTCTATCGCAGTTTTTCTTGCGGCTTTCTCGTCCTCGATGGCTTTTTTGACTGTATTAGTCTCGTCGAAGCCTGTACCGATTTGGCTTTGTAAGTCTTGCAGTTTGTCTGTTACGTGGTCGGCTGATGAATTAGCGTCAGAAACTTTACGCCAATTAGATTCTTTTTGTGCTTCAGTGGTGAGAATACCATTTCCTTTTGAATAAGGGCCTACATACATGTATTCGGCTTTTTCTGTCTCAACATACACATGCAGTCCAAGTGCAATAAGGCAATAATCTCCGACAGTACCGAATGTATCAGCACAGTTCTTAACCATGTCATCTTTGGTCTCAACTACTTGTCTTGGATCGACAGGGTCACAAGAACCGGCTTTAAAAGGAGCCGGGAGAGCAATAGGATTTGTAAATTTTATACTAGCCATGCTATAAATTTCTTTCGTTTAAATTGTTTATTTAGAATGTAACTACCTGATATCTCTTTGAATCAGCAGCTCCGCCGACCCATTTATATTGGAAATATTTATACTGTTTGTCACCGAAAGTCTTGTTTATCTCGACCGGTGAGGACAGACTACTTTTAACGTTAACGTCAAACTTGCCTGAAACTTCATTGTATGCGTAGAAAGTGTTTATCTTTCTTGGAGTCTCAATTACGAGCGGCGCAGAGGCTGTAGTCGCAGGCCATTTTGCAGAAGGTGCGAATGTCATTGCCCCCCAAGCGATAAGACCCTGCTTTGAGGTATTGGTAGTAGTGTTAGTCGTAGCGAATATAGGCAGCGTGGCGTTCAAAGTGACTATGCCACTTGTAACGTTTCCGGCCGCATGAGGATTGGCAACATTACCCTTATTGGTTGTTGGCATTGGATTAGGTGTTGCGCCCTTTGATGTCCTCATTACAGAACCTTGCACGTAGTCAATAGTAACCCTATATGTATATTTACCGAGACCGAACTTTTCATCGAATTCCGTTACGTCATTTTTTGCGCTACCGTCAGAGGTTGTACCGGCATTGGCGTTAGCCGCATAAGGCACATATGTCATTTTGACTGTCGTTGCTGACGCATTTCCCACGTAGTCGGTAGTTGCGGTTACTCCGTCTTTCACCTCTACCTTACCCTTATAAAGTGACGTTGTGAAATTGTCTGCCACTTTTGGTGCAGTTGCACCAACTTCAACCAAACCGTTGTTATTGAATCCTTTGAACGATATGCTTGCTGATGGGTCGGTAACAGTCGGGTAGATAGTCTTGAAAATGATGCTGTCAAGGATTTCAGACAATGGTTTACCTTTCAGTTCACTTGCCTTTGTACCCTGTGTGATGTCACCCATTGTCGCAGGAACTTTCAAGTCCATAGGCGAGAGGGGCGTATATGTGAGTTGGAAGTCATCGACTTTCTCGTCAGTACCATCTTCATTGGTGTGGAGTACGTTATATACGTCAGCTTGAGCACTTGTGTAGTTAGCGTCCTGCAATTCTTGACTAACCTTATTAGCATATTTCTTTATCTCAACGTTAGACTGAAGTTTCTCAATTGCATCAGACAACTTACTGTCGGCATCTTTTAGTGATGTCGAGGTCTTTAGTATATTGTCAGCGGCATCAGCTTTATAGCTTCCGTTGTCTTCAAGACCTGCACCTTGCTCTATGGAATTGACTTCAGTCGTCAGATTGTCAAGAGAGGCTTTGATGACATCAGGAATTGTTTCGCCGTTATTAATGCCTTCGAAATATGTAACGATAGCATCCTTGCCACCTACTTTAGTTACAACACCGATAATTGCCTTAACGGTATCTCCTTTAGTATAACGGCAAGCTATGAGTTCACCGTCACGTTTGGCTTCCTTCATACCTTCTATCTTTGCGATAGCAGCTGCACGGTCGGCAACCATTTCGGTATTTCTTAAAATTTGTAGAATTTTTTTGTTAAAATCTGATATACCCATAATATTAATTAATTAATTTATTATCCTTTATAATTGACGGTTTGTATTGCCGTCAATTATAAATATCTTTAGTATTTTCCAAAATCAATCAAATCGCTCAAGGCTTTTTCGATATTTTTAAGTCTGTCATACACACTTGACTGTTCTTCCTCAGGTGTACCGAGTTGATTCTGAATGTTATTGACTTTAGTTCCTATAGCAAGCAAGTCGTTCTTAACATTCTTCATGTCAGCTTCGAGAGTGCTAACTCTTTCCTCTTGAGCATCAACTTTATCAGAAAGCTGCTTGAAGCTGTTTGACAGTTCATTAAAGCTGCTCGATAGGTTGGTAACATCTGAGCTTAAGTTGATGATCTGACCTTTTAACGTGTCGATTGCTCCCTTATTAGACCCGATATCCTTAACGTTTTGTTCAACCTTGCTGTTGATACTGTCAACAGAAGACCGTAAGTTGGATATGTCTGTTTTCGACTGCTGTACGTCTGATTTCAACGTGTCGATATCGACAGACATGCCTCCGACCTTGTCAGTCTGTGTTTTAAGGTCTTCGATAGCCTTTTGAATGGTCACTTCCGTGCCGCCCCATAAAGCCGTGAGCTTCGATGCCTCGTTAGATGCGTAGAGCGTACCGTTGTCGTTCAGTATTGCATTATGACTTTCAGTAGAGATATCCAATCTTGCTGTAAGGGTGTCTACGCCGTTAGCGTCAGGTGACTTAGCAAGCTTGATAGGGTTCTTATCGTTGTTCTCTACGTTCCATGCGTTCATGAGGTCGCCTACGGGTATCGAGATTTTTTCGCTTGTACCGTCGTCCTTGGCTATTACCAATACAATACTTTTTGTATTGGAATCATAGTACCCTGCGGTCACGAGTGACTGCTTGGATAATTGAATGTCCGTAGTTGATATACCATTATTAAGGCTTAATATATTTGTTGCCTTGTTGTATGTGAGTTCAACGTTGGCATACAAGCCATTACCGTCCAATTTCAGTATGTTTTGACCTGAGAGATTAAGCTTGACATCTGCATTTATGGTAGTGCCTGTATCGGACTTGCTTACAGTTGTCTTTACTGAATTGCTTTCCGTGGCAGTCAGGCTAAGCCTTGTGGATTCATTCTTAAGCAACTGTATGTCAGTTGCGTTGGATGCCACTTGCCCATTAAGTGATGCTATTGCGTCTGCGTTCGCCTTCTCTGAGGCTTTCGCCCGTATGGCTTCTTGTTCAACTTCCGTTTTGGCGGCAAGACTGTCAATATTCGACTGCGTAAGGAAGCCTTTGGTGTCGATTTCCACCTTGGTGTAAACATTGTCGGCGTTGGCCTTCTTGTCTATCTGACCTTTCAGTTCGTTCTTGGTAGTTTCTATGGAAGTCTCCACTGTTTTTATCTCAGAATCGATGTAGTCTTTTGATGTCTTTATCGCATTTGCCACTGAGCCTTCTTGTGCTTCGTTACCGTTGATGATAGCTATTGCGTCTGCGTTCGCCTTCTCTGCGGCACGTGCAATGACAGCTTCATCTTCCATCTTTTTGTCGGTGTATCTGTTGGCATCTACCAAAGCCTTGGCGATTGACCCTTCCTGTGCATAATTTCCGTTGATTATATCAATTGCTGAAATGTTCTCATTAACTTTTTCGTCTAACCGATTCACATTGTCCGTAACTACATTCAGCTCCATCTTAGTCGCAAGACTTGAGATATCTTGATGCTCAGTCAGGTATCGGCTGTCAGATTCAGTCTTTGTATATGAATCACCAACATTTGCTTTCACGTTTAAAGCATCATTGATTCCCGAAAGCTTAACACCGTTTTCACTTACGGTAAGATAGCTTTCAGAAGAAGGATCAATCTTCAATGAGAATTTATTTCCATCTAATGATATGCCATCTCCGTTGACATAGTTGTCAACCAAGTCTGAAATGTCGATTTCAACAGTCTTATTGCCTGTCTTGGTGATGAATACGAAAGTGATGTGTTTATTTGTTTCATCATAGTTAACACTGTCAACGAATTGGTCTTGAGGTATGTTTATCTCACCTGAAGGCTTGCCGTCTACCATCAATGTATATTGCAAGTCACTTTGACTATTTTTGACAACAGTAACTTCGCCTATCTTGGTTGACAACACGATATCCGTATCTTTGTCCTTTTGGACAAGCTCAGCAATCTTGCTGTCAATCTCAGTGTCCTTGGCAGTCAGTGTTGCGGTTGCTGCATCGGTATATGACTTGGCTTCGGAAAGAGCCGCAGTTGTCTTTGCTGTAGCGTCATCTGATAAAGCCTTAGATACCTCAACCTTTGCTTTTTCCAAATTCGTATTCACAGACGTGCTGAGTTTTCCGACTTCATTATTGGTGTACGTCTTGGCTTCGGAAAGAGCGTCAGCAAGACTGCCATTAGTCTCAGCACTGAACTTTTCTATCTTATCGGCAAGTTCGTTTTCTTTCTGCGTTGCACGGTCAGTCTCGTTACCTATCAGTTGGGTTAGATTGTCAGTGTATTCTGTCTTAACTATATGTCTTACAGAATAGGGTGTGTCCTCGCTTGCGTTAAGCGTAGCAATATCGGCGGATAAATCGGCAACATCCGCCTTTATTATGTCATCCTGCCTTGTTCTTTCGCTTGCTTCGTTTCCTATCGCATTATTTGCGTTGGTGACATCAAGCTTTGTTTCATTGACCTTATTGGTCAAATCTTTGACATTGGTCTTTATTTCGTCATGAAGTGCATTTGCCTCATTATAGTGGGAGTTGACTAAGCTTTCGATACGTTGTTCCTCATTAGTGGCACGTGTCTGTTCTGTAGTCAATGCAGTAGCTAAAGCAACGTCTTGTGCCTTCATGTTCACAACTTCAGTCTTTAACGTTGTAACGTCAGAATTAATGGCGGTCGTAGTCGCTATGTTGTTATCCAACTTAACTGAAAGAGTGCTTTCTGCTGCCGTTGCCCTGTCTGTCTCGTCATGTATTGCTTTGTTAGCAGCAGAAAGGCCGTCAGTCAATGTTTTCTCTACAGCAAGAGCACGGTCGGACTCAGCCTTTACTGCATCTGTTACTATTGACTTTGGCGCAACTAACTCGTTATTGACGACAGACAGCATGTTGTCGTTAGAAGAGAGTTTAAGTTCAGCCTTGACCTTATTACCGTTGCTGTCATTAGGAGACTCAATGAGACTTACCGGACCTGTCTCGACAAATGTAAATTCTTTAACGAGTGCTTGCATGTCTATCTCAACACGTGAATCATTCTTAAATATTATGACAAGCTTCTTGGTCGTAGAATCATAGTGAGCATCCTCTACAATATCAACATTCGGCAATGTAATTACCTTGGTCAGATTACCGCAACGTAATAAAAGAGTACCTTCCTTGGCGTTAGCCGAAAGCTCAACATCGGCCTCAATGCCTCCGTTTTTCACGATGATGGTTCTATCACTTCCAAGACGCAAACCTGCCGACACGTGATATCCCCCCGTATCTTCCTCAGTCGCCGTAACGACAACGGTATCAGTTGTGTCACCATGTATCTTGCTGTTCTTCTTAAAGTCATCAATATCCGCTTTTATGTCATTTACGGATTTTTCCACAGTATCTGACTTGGCTTCAAGTTCCTTAATACTTTTATATACTGTCTTGCCTTCATATTTTATGTTGGATGCACGACCATCAACGAATAGTTTACCGTCTTGCAGTCCCAATATGTTATTGGCATCTTCAGATAACTTCGCATCGGCTGAGATGGATTGCTTCTCAGAGTCAATCTTAACATCGATGCTATGTGCGATATTATCTGCTACATATTCAGTATGTTTGCCAAGGCTGATAACCTTGCGATATGCGTCGTCACGAAACTTACCATCTTTAATTCCGCTTGCGGTGAATGTGAGTTCATTTTTGTCTGCGTCATATTCAAGGTTAGAAGCTGCGTATAGTCCGTCTTCTTTCTGACAGATGATGTTGTTGTTAAAATCAACGTTGTCAGAATCGCCGCTTGCGGACAATTTAACGTTGGCTTTCAGTACTTTTTTCCCATCTGCACTATCTGAATAAGTCAATGTGATTGATTTCGTGTCCTCTACTTTAATACCGTTGTCACTGAAGCCTTGCTGAATGAAGTCTGAAAGACTTGTAACAGCATCAGATAATGATACAGCGTTTCCGATAACTTTATCTTTTGGATCGGGTGTATAAGTAATTTTGTCCTTTATCTTGTTTTCATCGACGACGAATCCGCAAGCCTTGACTATCTCGTTTATTGACGCAAGTGCATTTGAAATATTCTCCTTTTCCGTCGTCGAACTATTAGAGATTGCCGAAATTCTTTCATCTAAGTCATTAGCGTCAATGCAGAATATCTTCCTGTCAGACGTGCCAATGGCGATAATGGCATTCGGAGATTTTTGGTCTCCGTAAAAGGCCAATGCTGGTTCTCCAATCAGTGAATTCGGTCTAAAATTTTCATTGAAATATTCAATTGCATCCTCACGGGTTGCAAAAATCTCGCTTTTATGTGTTAAAAGTTGAAGACTATATTCTTTATTTTTCATATCTTTTATATTACGCATTAATAAATATTATTAGAATTCTCCAAAATTCATAGAGAACTGAACTTTTATGTCATTTATACCACCCTTGCTCTTTAAAGTTAAAATACCTTTATCAGTATCAAATGAAGTACCCTCATCTGTTAATATTGCATCCTTAATTTTATTATCAGAAGCGATTCTCTCATCTTTTTCTGTGTTGTCAGCATCCTTTCGTTCCTGAATTTCAGTTGCAATTCCGCCATTAATAGTGTTGAAACCATCAGAAATAACCTTATTAATCTGTTCAAATGCCTTTTCTGTCTCTTTTCCGAAATCAGTTAATACCTGATTGGTATGATTTAGGTTTGAATCTGTAGTGTCAATTCTGTTATCCAAATTATCAATTGAGGCTTCGTTTGCATCGACACGTTCTTTCAATTGAGCATAACCATCATTGCCAGTATTTATATACTGTTCAATTTTATCTTCTAATTCAGTGTCTTTAGTTTCACGATCTTGTTTTTCTTTTGTAATTGCCTTGTCCAGTTCTTCCTCTTTTGACTTAGCTCTTTCAATCTCTTGATCTAAGACTTCTTTGTTTGTTGTAACGGTAGCCTTAATCTCCTCATCAGCATCCTTTCGTTCCTGAATTTCAGTTGCAATTCCGCCATTAATAGTGTTGACGGCATCGACCAAGTTATCATTAACGGTCTTGATTGAATCGTTTATCGTATTTATTGAAGCAACCAAATTATTATTGACAGTTTCGATAGTTTCCGAATTCTGTGTCAATTTTGGTTTCAATTCATTGTTAATTGTATCTTCAATTAATGTATCCTTAGCAATGGAACGATTTATCTCATTTTCTAATTTAGCGTTTAATTCATCAAGCTTAGGGTTAATATTACCATTTACAGTCTCTTTTACAAATTCTCCGACATTTATTAATTTACCGTTGCTTAAACGATATTCATCATTTGTCTGACCATTAGGTGAATTCATAATAACAACACTTTCACCATCCTTTAATTCGTTTCGTAGCCAATTTTTACCATCCCATTCGTTCAAATAAAATTTAGTCGTACTAGTTAATTCCAAACCGTTATTTGGTTCAATTCGTCTACCACAATTTCCACAATCTAATGAGATATTGACGGAAGTCCATATTGAATGACCATTCTTTACAGATGGCATTAGTACTGTTGGATATTGATCCGACAATATATTTTCACTCTCATGGAAATTATTGCCATTATAATTCTTAACTAATCTAAGTGAAAGATAATTTTGGCCTGCAATTACATTTTGATAAACAGAATTCTTGTTGTTCTCAAAACGTTTAACATATACACTCTCGCAATTTGAATTCGTTGCCGTCCAGAAATAAGCTCTTTCTCCGAAGAATACAAAATTTTGCCCATCGTCAGCATAACCTGATGGAACTACACGGAATCCGAATGCATCAAGACCATCTGTAGGTATACCATCACAATCACAACTACAACAGCAATTATCATTGTCTGAATTTTCACAATTATTATCTCCGCATGAATTGGCAACTGCATCGCAGTTAGTATCATAAATAATACAAGTACCATTTCCACCACAACCGTCAGTCACATCTGAATGTAACCATAAATCCTTTGATTTTAATAGTTTTCCTGCGTATTCTCCAAGATATCTGTTGGCAGATGCAGAACTGTGTTCTCTATCACTTGGACAAGGTTCGACAGCGTTAAGCATATCATCCCAATCTTCTTTTGTCGGTATTCTCCAAGGAGAATTTGCGTCACGCAAATTACATGCAATCTTTTTGACTGCCTTGTAATTGTATAACATTCCGTAGGTACTTACATTTTCTTTAGTAAGGTATCTATCACCGACAACAGAAACGCTGCAATTTGGCATTTTCTCACCATCAGCCACGGATATAAGTCTTTTGACTGGTCTATACTGTCCTGTTTTAAACATGGGCGAAATTGATACAGGATTGGCTGCAAGCCCATTACCTTTAAGACTATCGTCAACTGATACTGTAACACCTGTATTCATTTCAGTAGCAAAACCTGTAATCGCTATTTGTTCTCCGTTCCTCGTGAATTTCAATATTCCATTTTCTTTGTCAAACACAATGTCTGATATTGAGGTTTGTTGCAAATCTGTAATACCCTTTAGTGCATCAGCAGAACGCATAATATCACCGTTTAGCAATTCAATGACAATGTCACTATCTTCGATTCTTAGTGATTTTATGTCACGACCTTCAAGGACAAAGAAATTATTGTCCACCTCGATACCGTCAAGGGCACAATTTTTCGTAACGTCTCCACTATAAGGAGAATTTTTTCTGAAATATGTTATTCCGTTAATCATTATCAAATAAAATTATTTAATTATAAATATCTTACTGCAAGTCTAAATAATATCATTTTTGTAGTTATTTTCAATCTCACTTCCATTTAATTCGCAAGAATAGAATCTAAATAATCGAATATCCCCAATAAAACTACCAGCAAAGTACTTTTCTAATGGATATACAATAGAAGGATTATCTCGATACAATGGATAAATAACATCACACAATCCTTGTGTACCTCCGCCTATTGATATATTATATGGTACACCTTCCTGCTTACTATATAGGTCGTTGAGTTCATGTAACCGCAATATAGGAATTTCCTTTGATATCATCTTTAATTTTCCATTACAATAGAAAAACAATTTCATTTTATCTACAGAGCATTTATGCAATGTGACAGAAACAGTATACCATTTGTCGTTATCAATTATATGACTATTTGTATATTCCTCAATAATTCCTAATCCTTTTTCGTTGTCACAATCTTTAATCAAGTAACGATATCCTATTCTACCATCATCAGTAATTCTAAACCCCAATGCATTATTAGCTATATCATTGTTAACAGAATACTTTTTGCTTTCTATTTTCAACAAAGAATCTATATTTTCGGTCGTGCATCCTTTGTCCGCCCTATTAAATAATGTAAAATAATTTTCCATTTCAGGACATTTTACATTATATAATATTGTTTCATTTTTTCCGTCATCTTTGTTGATGTCAAGACCATCTTTCGTGTGATTATATGTTATGAACTTATTATCAGTTCTTATCTCTTCAATGTTAGGCTGATAAATATCGTATCCTTCTTCTGTCGTAAAATCGTCATCATTAATGCTTTCATCATTGTCGTTCAGATAGCCATCCATAAAATAGTTATGGTAAATATCACATTTATTTTCATTATCAAAATAACCATCCTCTGAATAATCGTCAGACAAATAGTTGCCAATTTTACATTCTTCTGGTTGCTTCATATACTCAGTATTGATAATTGTATCATCAATCTCTTTAATATATTGGTCATTCATATGTTCTTTTATATAAAAATCATCCTTCGTATAGCCGTCTTTGAAATATTTCGAATTATCGATTTCATTAGAATATTCAGTCGTGTAATTTTTAATCCATTTATTCTCGGCACGAGTACCTATGAAGAAAAACATACCTTCATTAGATGGGTGAACGGTATTTAATAATCTCTTGTCAGTTATGTAATCTCCACATTTATTTAAAGTAATTTCAATAGTTATGCCATTATCTATATTTGACGGAAGTACCTGATAGTCGCTACATTTAGTCTTGAAAAATCCTTGATAAAAACCTCCTCTTAGTCTTGCAACACCAATTCCGTCATTAACGGCAATGTTATTACTGTAGTCATATAACATATTATTACCGTTTACTTTATTCAACGTAAATCTTAAATCATCTTTTTCAATAGATAATGATGAATTCGTGAACAATCTTAAAAACTCGTGATTTGTGATTGAATCCTTATCGAAACTTACGTACCCATTATCAACACCTGTGTATCCGATACTATTTAATGTGACCCCTTTATTGACTGCATTTTCCCATCTATAATCCGATAGTGAATATGCCTTGTCCATAAATACGCATTCAGGGTTATTGAAGTCAATAAACGAAGAAAGACAATGGGTGGTTAATCCTTCATTTAAATTACCCCCTGTCCTATAATTCGTGCTTAGATGAAAGTCCCAATAATTTTCTCGGTTAAGTATAAAGTCGAATATATTTCTATTATGCTCAAGTATGTTACTCATAGGAGTTTTACATATTTATATTATATGTAATAAATAGTTGACAATATTATGCCAAAGATTATAAAACTTACGAGAAAGCAATTAAGAGAAGCCGATGAATGTGACTTCGATTACATAGATAACGAAAACGATATGCCTTCGAGCAACGGTCAGACCCAAATAGGAGTAGATGGTAAAATTGATGACACCGAAGGCGGAGACACTTTGATAGGCGATAGGGTTGCAGCATCCATGACACCTCAAACATACAGTAGATTTAACAATTACTCCAATGGATATCATCATTGTATGAGAGAAGGGGTTGATGTGAACAATGATAATGTCGATGATTTCTATAATAACGATGAACTCGATATTCTAAGCAATGGCGACAATAATGACAACTTGGTTAAAATACCGCAAGGGGTTGATTATAAAACGGATATGTTGGTAAATGCAATGAGTAATCTTAATTCAAGGCAACAAGCAATAGTGCTGAATAAAATACTTGAAAACGTCGATATGAATAATATACCTTACAAATGGAAAAAAGAACTCATTATGAAATTACTCTCGAATAATAAGGTTAAATAATAGGCAATATGATACACTTACTTTTAGAAGGTGGAAATAAAGACCTTAAAAATAGGCAATTCCCGTTACCAAAAGGTGTAAGGAAATACTTGGTTGCCACATTGAAGAATTACACAGGGGATAAAGATGTTGACGGATACAAACGTTTAAACAACGTCTTGTCAATGAATGGAATAAAATATCAAGAAATGAAACGACTGAAAAATTATTTCGATAGTTTCCAAGGTGATGTTAATTCGGATGAATACAAATTAAATGGAGGCGACGTAATTAAGACGTGGGTAAATAATACCTTGAATACGGCGACTACAGCAATAAAGGGATTCAAACAAGCGAAGAAAGATGCGGGCATTGCAAACGCTTTTATAAAACCGCATACAAAAGACCGTCAAACGCATAGTAAAATGAAACCTACCGTCACAAAATTTCAGACTAACGATATAACAAATAGTATATCGAATGGTAATGGCATTAAATATGAATCGGTAAGCCCTAAAACAATCTATCTATCTGAAAATCAAATAAGATTAATAAAAGAGGCGCAAGACGACGAATTTAGTCTTGATGTCTTATCGGGAATAAATTCATTTCGTGGACGTTATAATTATTGCAAATTACATATTGGTAATTCGATAGGTAAAGGTTCTTCGAGGGTCGTCTTCCAATTGAGTGATCAAAAGGTGCTTAAATTGGCAATCAATCAAAAGGGAATAGCCCAAAATGGTCAAGAAGGACAAAAAGACTATTATTTGGAACAGATGGGTATTGTACCAGAAATATATGATTCAGACGATGAAGGTAAATGGATAGTCACTGAATATGTATTACCAGCAACGGCAAAGGATTTTAAGGAATGTCTCGGAATTGATGAAAATACTTTTTATCGTTTCCTTATAACCTCATATGCCTTACGGTATGGTAAAAGAAACCTAGGTTATCTATGTGGTAATAATATGATGGATACCTCGACATATGAAGAAATGTCGGAAAATGAAGACTTGATGAATTGGGACGAATACATAGGAGGTTATAAACCACCGATAGGTGATATGTTGGTGAGACGAAATTATGGAATGACTTTGAGGAATGGTTATCCGACCATTGTGCTACTCGACAATGGTCTGACAGATGAAATATATAATGATTATTACAGGAGACGATAATGAAATAGATTACAATTAATGAGAATAACCTTAGGCATATTGCAAGGGGTGCCTTGAATAATGTGGTGGAAGCCATGGTTGACAAATTCACTCCATATTCGGAAGCTGATAGAAAAAGGAATTTCAGTCCATTCTTAGGAGGCGACAACAGAACTCCCGAAGAACGTAACCCATCGTATGCTAAGGCGAAGAGGGATGCCGAGGAAAGAATGCGAAAACGTAACGCTAAAAAGTAACGTTACTGATATTTATAGAATAATAAATTAAATGAAGTTTACAGATGAAATCATGTCTTGAGAAAAGAAGTATGGAAGAACGTCACGTGGAAGAGGTGCGTTCCGATTATAATAGAGAGGATCAATATTCAGTAACACATACTGATGCCTTGGCAACAGGCGATGCACAAGGTAAAGGTACTGGTTATGGTGGACACACATTCTCATTACCGAACTGTAATGGTACACTAAACGTCATCAGTTATACTAATTTCGATACTGCCATCAGCAGTGGGCCTGGTAATAAAGACGATAATGAGGCAAGAAATACCGCTTTGGCTCGAAGCCTTTACAATCAAGAGAATATTTATTCGGCAAAATTAGTGGATACGTCAGAAAATGTAAGAGAAGGTCAGTATCAGACACGGTAATATAATTGGTTAAATGATATTAGTCATCCTATTTATTCTATAATGGGGTGACTTTTTTGTCTACCTTTATAATTTAGATTAATTTTAAAATGGCAATATTCGGAGATATTATAGATAAATTGTTATTAAATGAAGATGTATCCATCAGCGAGGTCAACGATGTGATAGATCGTCATAAACGGGTTATTATCAATTATCATACAAAAGGTGAAGATAAAAATACGGGTGCAAGAGTTATTGAAGTGTATGCCTATGGTTTAACTAAGGCAGGCAATCCTGTTATAAGATGTTTCCAACCCTATGGCGATACAACATCACGTGTCCCTAGTTGGAAATTCTTCCGATTGGATAGAATATCAGCATGGAAAGAAACGAATCAGACATTCGATAGACCTGCGGATTTCTTTTATAAGGGTTTAGGCGACTTTAACCCAAATGGGGACGACACGATGAGCGTCGTATACAAAATCGCCAAGTTTGGAAATGAAAATATCGTAAATACCGAATTACATACTCCATCAAAAGGACCACGTATGAAAGCCTCCACCGATAAAGATAATGGCACTTACAAGACCGATACCGAGCGTGGAATGGAAAGACTAAGGCAACAATTGCAAAATCCAATCAAGTTGTCTGATATTAAGACTAAGAATGGCTTTAAAAATCTCGACACACCTTCATCGAACGATACTGGTCCTAAATTGAAAGAACCTACTGAAAAGGTGAAAGATAATAATAATAATAATATAAAGTCTCCTTCCGAACAGCCTTACAAGACCGATACCGAGCGTGGAATGGAAAGACTAAGGCAACAATTGCAAAATCCAAGGAAAATCGACTTGGATAAACTAAGAAGTCGATTAGGTGATACATCAAAACCAATAAAGTATTCCGATTTGGTTAAACGTGTCAAAGGCATCGACAACGACGATAATGATGAAATGAATAAAGTAACAAATGACCACCCGGCTGTTGAGCCTTACAAGACCGATACCGAGCGTGGAATGGAAAGACTAAGGCAACAATTGCAAAATCCAAGGAAAATCGATTTGGATAAACTAAAAAAGAAATAATTGAAATTATGAAGGTTACTACATTATATTAAATAATAATAGTATAATTAGACAAATGGCAAATGACACACTAAAACGAATGTTGGAAATCAGCAAGAAAGTTGACCAACAAGTCGCATCGGGTAATGCTCAACAACCACAACAAAGAAAAATGAATTTGGAGGAGCAGCTCAAGACTTATGATGACCAAGTATTTGGTAAATACGTACCGAGTGAGAAAGAGAAGAAACAATATTCAGCCGAAGCCGAGATGAAGTTAATAAAGGAAAGAGCTTCCCGTTCAAATAATGGATATAATCATAATACGAAAGTCCCTAACAGAATACTTGAATCAATATTGAATAATCCTTGTGAACTTGATGCCAATATGTATGAAGACAATAATATGACGGAGTTCACCAAGAAATTAAGTCAACGAATACCAGGTATCAAAAACGTACAAGATATACAAAAAAAATTAGAGGAGAGCGATAAACAGAGTCAATCAACAAAAATAGCAGAACAAAAACAAATCGTCAATACTAATGATAATTCTACGGTAATAGATTACTCGCTAATTAAGACTATTGTAGAAAGTGTTATAAATGAAAAATTAGGTAATCTAAAAGAAACGTTGTTGAATGAAGGGATTTCGCATAATGATGAACTTGGTAATTTAAAGGCGATGAAAATGGGTAATAAATTTTTATTTTTGGATGATAACAACAATGTTTATGAATGCCAAATGAAATATATTGGTAAGAATAAAAAGAAATAATACAAATGGTGATACTATCAATTAGTATCACCATCATTTTTATTAAACAGTTCTATTATCTTTGTTATCAATTTATCTCTTACAATATCATCATTATTGAATTTGGTAACAGCCACTTCATCCAATGGAGACAATACCCTCGCAGCATAGCTTAATCCTTCGATTGATTTATTCTTACGAATATCAGTACGTGAAATCTGTTTATCATCCCCACTAATTACGAATTTACAGTCGTGACCACCCTTTCTCGTTAATAATAACAATATATCGTCTTTTGACAGGTCCTCAGCTTCTTCAACAAGACATATGCAATTCTCAAAAGTCTTACCTTTCACATAATTAATTATCTCAAAATTAATTATTCCTTTCGTTATCAGATTGCCCAATAAACAATCGCAATCGGTATTACCAGAAGCTTCTAGAATCTTACGGATATTGTTTAATGCGTTTTGAATATAAGGTTCTATTTTTTCTTCATAAGTTCCTTTCAAAAAACCGATAGATAGACTATGGGTCGATTCACAAGGATTGACAAAAATAAAAATTTTCTTGAAACGTTCACTCTCAGTTATTAATAACTTTAATGATGTAGCCAATGATAAATACGTTTTTCCTGTACCAGCAGCACCTACACCAAAACAAATTTCTTTACTATTATCTTTTAGTGAATTTACGAAATCCTTTTGTTTATTGTTTTTACAGCTTAATTTTATTTTATAGTCAATAACAGACTCCCTTTCTTTATTAATCGCTTTTTCGTTCTGTATACTATCAGTAGATTTAATCGAGGTCTTTTTTCTTGCCATAAACAAATAATTAGTAAATATTAACAATCATAAATATAACCCGTAGACAATAAAGTAGTACATTTGCAATGTTAAAAAGAAATTAAAATGATTACTGAAGAAAAACTTAATTCAAATTTTGTGCAGTGGGTTGAAAGACTCAAGAAGTATGGTTGTTATTCCGAGGAAATGATAAGTGAAATCGGTGATAAACTTAAAAGGGCAAGCTTCACTCTATCGACTGTCAGCGGCTGTGCATATGACGGCAGTATGATAGATACCGTCTTGAATCATCTATGTGTGATTGCTTACCATATTAATGAGGATGCTTTCGGTTTAAATGTGAAACAACGAATGAAGCACCCATTTTTGAAAGTTGATTCTAACACTTTGATGAAAGTTCTGTTACTACAGCATATTTCAAAAGCTGAAATGTTCGTACCTCAGGATCAACAATGGAAAATTAAAAACGGTTATGTCTTCGATTTTAATCCTAATATGGCAACAACATTAAAATGTGGTGAACGTTCAATATATCTCTGTCAAAAGTATGGTATAAAACTCACAGAGGAAGAATATGAGGCAATCAGAATTATTGACAAAGATGACGATAATAAAAAAGCTGATATGTACGTTAATCCTTTGTGCCAATTAGTCAAAATTGCAAACCAATTGACGGCAATAGAATGCCATCGTCAGAATGAGAACAAAACTAATAATATTAATAATACTGAAATTTAATGGAAAAAAGAATTCTTAAATATGTAAATAAATCTCCTAACGCTGATTTAACTTACGGAAAATGTGACGAAAACGGTGATAGTGGAAACAGTGGTTTTGATTTGTATGCGTGGGTGGAAGATGAATCTATAGTCGTTAAGCCACTTGAAAGAGTATTGGTACATACAGGAATATATGTTGAAGTCCCTAAGGATTGCGAAATTCAAGTGCGCAGTCGAAGTGGGTATTCTCTTAAATACGGTATTGTAGTCGCCAACTCCCCTGGTACAATTGATAGTAATTATACTGGTGAAATAGGTGTAATAGTCCACAATCTATCAAACGAAGATTTTACTATCACTAATGGTGCTAAAATAGCTCAAGCCGTATTATGTCCTGTATACAATGGCTATCAAGTCAATTTGGTGAACGTAGCTAAAATAAAAGAAAATAAAGAACGAGGCTCACAAGGTTATGCCTCAAGTGGCTTTTGATTTCGAAGTGGTATACTATAACGATGGTATACCACTTTTTTGATTTTATGACAGTATTAACTTTATATTATATAAAGATGTAATATAAAATAATATGTCAATAACTAAAAAAGAAACCTTAGAGGGAATGACCATACAGGATTTGTCTTGCTATTATGATGTCATCAAGCAACAGATAGATAATTGCCTCATACGTTTGAGAATGCCATTAAGCAATGGTGAACTTACGAGAATAAACGAAAGACGTTTAAAATATAATCAAATATATGAAGCAATCCAAGAAGAATTAAATAAACGTATTCTTAACATCGTTATAAAATGAAAATATTATCTAAATTACGTTCCTTGTTCTATGGTCTATTTTATGGAATGAAAACGACCGAAGACATTCTTTTTAAGCAAAGTGGGGCATCACATCAATTAGACGGTATGACAATTCAACAGAAAGTACAAGATAACCGAGTATCCAAGGCATTGCTTCGAGGTGAATTGACGCAAGCTGTCGAGGAGCTTAGAGACCGCACATACCGTGTCGACCGTGAAGCCAAGAATTACGAATACTATACACCGATGTTGGCAATGCGTCGTGAAAAAATGGATACAAAATTTGTAAAATGTTGGAATGACGATAATCTTGACATTGTTACCATACAGCCTAACGAAATAAATGACGACGGTATTAATCAAGTAAGTGTCGATCATGAAGGGGTGTATAAAGGTTATGAATTATTCAAACATAATCAAAATTATAGCATCAAGTTGACAAGAGGCGATTTTACTCCAAGGTATTATATCGAAGAATACATAAAACGTGTCGTAGTTCGTAAAATTGACGATACCCATTCAATGCTTGACTTGTACATATCAAAATACCCAGATAGCAAGGATTTCAAATCAAAAGGTCTCATTAAAGAAATTGAGAAAATTAAAAACGAGAAATTACGTTCTGACATCATTGACATAAATACATTATCTTTTGTCACGAATCATGCATACAAATACGACAATATGTTTAAGTTCGAATTTGATAATCTACATTTGTCATATATAAATGAATATGATGGTTTCTATGTAGTCAGTCTTAAATCACGAAATGTCAAAAACGGAATTGATTTAATGAAAAAATATTATAGTAAATCAATGGATGATAAATACAAGTCAAAGACGAAGAAAGAGATTATATTGAATCCATTTGGTGAGACTGATTATATAAAGACATATAAATGTGAGCACTGCGGTAAAACAATAGAATATAATACGGAAGAAGTCGATTATCTGCCTATATTTAAACCAAAGGATATATTTGATGATGAAACAAAGGCTAATGAAATTTCACCTACCGAATATTTGGATGCCCAAATTTGTGAACAGACTTTCGGTATTGTTTTATGCCACGATTGTCTTAAAAAATATCTTGAGAATAATAAAAATACGAAATAGTATAAATGGACGATAAGAAATATGCCTTCTTAATGATAAAATTCGACACCCCCGAATTTGTTAAAGACTTACAGTCTAAGATACCTAATGATGAACTTTATTTCGACGATGAAAGTACAAATGATTACGGTATCGAAAAAGAAACACACGTGACATTAGTCCCTTGTCTTGATAATAATACTGACATTGTAAAAATTAAAAAACACCTTAAAGACATCTCACATTATAAGACAATATTGACAAACATATCTTTATTTAAAAATGACAAATATGATGTCCTTAAATGCGATGCCCAATCAGTGTTATTAAAAGATACAAACAAAAGTATTACAGATGAATTTCCTTCACATTCAGAGTTTAAAGATTACCACCCCCATTTAACCATTGCTTATTTAAAAAGTGGTATGGGTGATAAGTACGTAAAGGATTGCCTTATACCTTTAGTAATATTAGAGCCGAAATGCTTTCTATACAGCTTTTACAATAAAAAGGGAGATTACGAGCAGTTATCGTTCACCGATTGATTTTTAACTTGATTATGACTATAATAAAAATATAAATAAGATTAAAGTATTTACAATGAGTGATAGTATTTTAAACCGTTACATGAAACAGCTTACTGAAGACAGAAAAAAAGAAAACAATGATTTCAGTGAAGATTTCGACATTAATGTCGACGATAATTACAAGGAACAATATAAAGAAGAGCTGAACAAACAGAGAAATGCTATTCTTGATAACGAGAAACAATACAATGACCGAATAAATAAGACCTTGACTCGTCTACACGAGGATGAACAGAACGCCGACTTAATTAAGGATGAAGAAGTCGAACATGTAATAGTTAAACATTTCTATTGCCCTGAATGCGGTGAGGAATTAATAAGCAAAGCACCTCCTATGTTTAATCCATTTACGTATGAACGTATCTGTTTACATGAATGTAAATGTGGCAAACGTTATAATCTCGACTATGCTTATCCAAGGTTTGCCTTGATTAATAAGGACGGTAAAGAAATAAAGGCATTTGGCGTTTAAAGATTATGAGAATTGCAATAGATTTAAATGATGTAGTAAGAGACTACACGAATCAGTTTATTAAATGTTATCAAAAGATAATAGATCCTTCTTTTGAAATTACGGAAGAAGAAGTTACAGATTTTGATTTCTTTAATATTTTCCCATTCCCAGATCAGGATGGAAATACTGATAAAGACTTGTATTATCGTTTTAAGTACGAAGATGCCGCATATGACTTATTCGGTCGTGCTGAAGTGATGGATAAGAAAATACCTTCTGAAATGTCGCTATGGCTTCAAAATACTCTTAGGAACTTTGAATATGATAAAATACCTGAAGTATTGTTCGTAAGTCCTTTTGAAATGAATTTAAGCATTCAGTCGACATTGTCTTTTTTAGCCAGAATCGGAACGAGAGTTCGTGAAATTTATTTTCCGACGGACAGTATGACTGTATGGGATAAATGTGACTTACTGATAACTGCGAACCCAAAATTAATCGAAAATGTACCAGAAGGCAAAAAGGTATTCAAGATAGAGACACCTTATAACAAAGAAATAAAGACAGAATATACCTATGAAGGTTTTATTGATGTAATACACGACGAAAATAATGTTTTATCGGATATAATTGAGAACTATGGAAATACTGAGGTTTAATGATAAATCGTATACCATTAATATTGACAAATTAATGGAATGGATTAGTTCGTCTGTAAATGGTAATGATAACCAGTTGCAGACAACGGTAACTGAAGTGTGGGCAAAACCAGATACTGAAATTATCAATGAAGACGGCGAGATAAACGATGACCTTGATTTGGTATCAAAAGAAATGACGGACGTTAAGTCAGACAACACGGCGATAACGGCTAAATTTGAGATAATGAAAGATATATTAGGTGTCGTGCTAGATATCAATTATAATCCTGATGGCTCATTGAAATTAGAGGATAGTTTTACACTAAGTGAAGTATTATGTTTAAATACTTTAGTTAATAATGGAATAATTTATGAAATCGACGAAAATGAATAATACGGTTATCGATAGAATTGACAAGGCAATAGCTGACCTTAAAAATAATAATTTCACTATATATTTCTTCATTGCCGACTGTAAAAATGTTCCAAACAGTAGTATGGAATATATATATGAAATGGCGAAAACTCTCAAGGATAACAAATATAATGTTACAATGCTTTATCAGTTAGACAATGAGTATAGTGATGAAGAACTTGATGAATTAAATCGCAAAGAAAAATATATTGACACAAACAAGACATTTATCGGTGTAAGGGAATGGTTAGGTGATGAATACGCCGACATTCCGCATATGAATATATCAAAAGGAAATTGGTCAGTATCACCTTCTGATTATTTATTTATTCCTGAAGCTTTCTCCTCTTTGATGTATCAGACATATAAACTTAACGCCCCTTGTAAACGTTATGTCATTTTACAAAATTATAATTATGTGACTGATTTTATACCTTTGGGTGTCGAATGGAAAAATTATGGTATTTGTGATGTATTAGCGTCGACTGATAAATTGGCAAATACGATACAATCTGTATTCCCTTATGTTAGGACTAAGGTTATACCTCCATTTATTAATGAATGCTATCGAAAGCCTTTAACGCCCCATAAACTTTGCGTAAACGTTATTTCCAAGAAACAAAGTGATGTTAATAATCTAATAAAAACTTTCTATTGGAAATATCCTGTGTACAAGTTCATTTCCTTTATGGATGTTAGAAATTTCAGTCGTGAAGAATACTGCAAAGCACTTAAAAACGGTGCGATTACTGTATGGATTGACGATGACACTGAGTTTGGGCATACACCTCTACAAGCAATGCGATGTGGTGATATTGTAATCGGAAAAATACCGGAAACGATTCCTGAGTGGATGCAAGATGAAGAAGGAGTAATTAATAATGGTTTCTGGACATATAATAGAGAAACGTTGCCTGATGTATTAGCAAAAGTAATCGCATCTTGGATGCAAGATGAAATACCATCGGAGTTAACAAATAGTGTAGAAAGTACAAATCAAAAATATTCTCATAAAGAATGGAACGAGAATGTGACAAGTTTCATCAAGGCATCCGTCGAGGAAAGAATTAATGAATTCAAAATGATTAAAGATGGAGAAATCAATAATAATGTAAATGACAATAACTAATGGACATTACAGTAATTTTACCTATACATAAGTTAGAAAACGAGGATAACGAATATTTGAAGAAATCGTTGGCAAGTTATATTGCCAATACGAAGACCTATTCTCAAGGCGAGCTAAAATTGTTAGTTATTTCTTCAAAAGAAGCCTTGCAAACCGTTTCTACAATCGTGAATTCAACGATGAATGGCTTAACGAATAATTATTCTATTGTCATTAATGATGGCGACACTGATTTCTGTTCACAGATTAACGCCGCTGTTAAGCTAATAGACACTGAATTTTTCTCAATTCTCGAAATGGACGATGAATACCAATCCAAGTGGTTTAATATGGCATACGAATGGTATAAAGCCGAGACAAGTGCCAGTGTTTTCTTGCCTATTAACGTACAGTATAACGAGGAACATACAAAATGGCAATTCGGTAATGAATTGGTGTGGGCAAACTCTTTTTCAAATGAATTAGGCGTGATTGATTTTGACTGCCTTGACAATTGTTCGACATTTAATTTGACAGGAGGTATTTTTAACACTAATGACTTTATCAAAATAGGAGGCTTGAAACCATCTATTAAAATAGCCTTTAATTATGAGTTCTTATTGAGAGTGACAGACAAAAAGCTTAAAGTTATTGTTGTACCTAAAGAGGGATATAGACATTTAATCGGTCGAAAAGGCAGTCTTACATCTGAATACGAAGCAACAATAGATGACAAAGACGTGAAAAAATGGTTTGATTTAGCCAAATGTGAGTACCCTTATGTGAAGGATAGAAAAAAGAAAATAGTCAGTGATAACAAAAAGGAAATTTTAAAATAAAGATGATAATTCCCTATGGATGGAAGAGACAACAGTAACAGTACCGAAGAAAAGAGGCCGAAAGCCATCGAAAAGAAAAAGAAAAGGTTATTTTTACGAAGAACAGGAAGAGGCATTCATAAAATATGTGACAAGTGAAAGTCAATCGGAGAGAGATAGGATTTTTCGTGACAAACTTTATCCCGCCTTTACTAAGATGATAGAGTCAATCATTAGGAGATATGATTTATTTACTCCTAATGAAGACTTTGAAGATACTTTCTGTGATACGATGTCTTTCTTGATAACAAAAGTAAATAACTTTGATCCTGCGAAGGGATATAAAGTATATTCATACTGTGGCACGGTTTGTAAAAACTATTTGATTTACAAACGTACACAGATGATGAAGCAATTACAGAGACAATCATCATATGATGTAGTATTCACAAATGGTGACAAGGACAATCGCTCCAACGATAACAGCAAGATAGAAACAATGATTTTCAATAATGATTTAATCGAAGCAACCATTAAAGAGATTAAAAGAATAATCGACATAGAAAATCCTGTATTAAAGCCTTCTGAAAATGAAATTATCGTCGGCTATTGCCTTATAGAGATGTTAACCAATTGGGAAGAAATATTTAAACAAATTTCGAGTAAAAAATTTAACAAGACATCTTTCTTGTATTTCGTTAAAGAATATACTAGATTGGAAACCAAGGATATTAGGGAAGCAATGAAACGTTACAAGGAACTTTATTTCTTTACTAAGCAAAAACTATTAAAGTAATACTTATCTATAAAGTATAAATAACTAATATGGCAGCAATAAAAAAGAGATACAAGTTAAGATTAAATTCACTTGATAAAATTGAAGAATTGTTACAAGAATTATATAACGAAGCAGATAAGAACATTGTCGAAATTCAAAATCAAATGAATAAACTGTCAAATTCTGTTGCGTTGAATGATGAAATCATGGATTCTAAGACTAAGTACGCAAAGGCGATGAACGATTTCATTACTAATAAAGACAAAGCGATAGGAAGAAAATTGGACATTGCCAAATTGATGACTGAGATTCATAAATTCAATGGCGATGTCAGAAAAATGGTAGATAATGAGGAATCGGTAGGTAATTGGGAAGACTTGAAAGACACTGTTCTGACAACTTCGGACAGTGATGAAAACAATGAGCAGACTGAGACTGACAGTTATTCTATTAACAAACATTCATAAACGAAATGGCGAATATAAAACAAGTTAAAAGTGAATCGTTGGCATTAATTGACGCTGTTATGTCAATATTGGATAAATACCCGAATTTAAGCAACGGTAACACATATCTTTCAGTAAATACCTCCACTAATCCCTTTGAGTACCTGATGGACTGCTTCAAAGGGACTATTGGTTATGATGCATTGATAAATATAATATCAACTTTTATTTCAACAGGATTACCTGCATTAGAAGTTGCGGTAAAAGGTATATTATTGACTAATATAAAAAACTTATTGACTTGTTCATTAAACCCCTTTATTACTGATGAAATATTAAGAGAAGGCATCGTTTTTGATTTGTCACAAATAGATATTACGGACAAATTAAAATATTCCCCATTAAGTTCAAAAGGTAAATATTATTACTTCGGCTGTGGAAAATGCGAAACCGCCCTTGATGTAAGGGATACCTGTACTAAGAAAAGTAATCTGTTCAAGAATACTCTCGGAGGTTTCGTTCCATCATATACAAGTGATGAACGTGAGGATTCTGATTTCGATTGTCTCTTATGGTATATGAAAAATCGTGCCGTTAGACGAGAAGTATGGTCAAGAGACCCTAAGGAGACTGCTAAATCTGCGACGGAGAAAGAAACTAAAAAAGATGGTATATTAACTCTTGAATTTAATGAATCTTCACGCTCGATAAGAAATGCTGAAGGGCAACCTTCGTATATGCAAACACCATATCTCAATGTGTTACACGTCTTTATAGGTAACGCCCAAGAAATCGTCGGAAGTAATTATAAAACATATGAGAATGAACTGTCTGATATCGAGATACAATTGAAAGATTGCAATGCTGAAATCGACAAAGGACAGAAACGGATAGATAAAACCAATAACAATATTACGAAAATCGAAGAACAATTTCGAGATAATGAAATCGATGAGGATAACTATAATAGGCAGCACACCTCTTTATTGGATAAATTAGCCAAATACGAAGAGAAAATGTCCGAGCTTGAGAGTGAAAGATGTAAGATATTTGAAGAAAAAGCAAAGGCATTACAGAAATTAAAAAACGCTTCGCAAGACAGAGCATATCGTAAAATAGACACCAATTATTATCATCACAAGACCTTAATTGAATTTAATACCGATTATGTTAATTCACTACGTCTATTCGATAGTAAAGTTGTCGCTGCAAGATTGATAGATAGTTTAACTGGGTTATTATCAATAGACTTAGATTTATCATACAAGCAACTATTGATACGTAACGAGATTAATAAAATGGTTTCAGCTGTAGTTGAAAGCGATGATGTTGTGGTGAATGATTGTTTCTTCTCTTTCTCGAATGATGAATATAATTCAATGGTTCAAAAGAGTGAATATAATAAAATGGGCTTGTATTCATCAGATGGTACTAATACATCAGGTGTGAAAATTGATGCGGAAAGTCTATTGCAGCAATTAAACGGTATTGATTCATCTGCAACAAAAGAAGAAGTCAACACAATTATCAAAGGAAGTATTACTGAGATAAGCAAACAGTTATCAAAAGTCGATTATCTTGAAACAGACCAGTTAAATTTCGGTTTGCAAATAAATTTTATCGAAAAACTAATGAACAACCTTGCTAATGTCATTGTTCAATCGATATTGTCACCAAAAGTTTATTTGTTAATATTAATCAATCTGAAACTGTTAGGGCAGGATGTTAATTTCAATCTTGAAGGATTTATTGAGAAGTTTAAACAACTTATTGTGAATTTGATAAGGTCTATTCGAGATTACTTAATTCAATACCTTGTAGATAAATTGATGTCGATATTATCTGATTTGGTAAAAGAAATCGCAATAAAGATAAACATTGAGCAAGCACAATATTATGCACGATTAATCAAGAAATTGATAGATTGCTTCAAGAATAACGGTAATGGAATGGACATGGACTTTAGTATTGATAATGTCGACTATGCTGACATATATCAGCAAGAAACTGAAAATAATACAGATAAATGTTAATTTAAATGAGTTGGATTGAAAATATTGCTAATGGTATAAATAAAGCACTTAAGTCGGTTAGACCTGCATTACCCGCAATTCCTGCGTTATTATTAATCTGTGAACTTAAAAGAAGACCAGGACTGAGTGCCATTGCTTTGACAAGTGCGATTATTAGTCGTCTAAATGAGGCTGGTATTACGACGGGTGTAAATGAAGACGGCTCACAAAATAAAATTAACAAATTCGTTAGAATAATGTGTGAGGAAATGATTAACGAAATAAAGGATAATGCTGTCGTTAATGCTGTTATTGAACCTGGTAGTGTCATTACTACGGGCACAGGTGCTAATGCTGGTGGACCTGTCACAGTTATATCTACGAATACAATGGTTTCACAATTATCAGGTTTAATTAGATAGAAATAAATGGCAAAGAATTACAATATATTAAGTACATCTGAATTAAAGGATGAAATTAGAAAATTAACCGAACAATTCAACAAGGCAAAAGAAACATTATCTGAAAATTATAAGATAATGGAAGAAACTTCTAACAAGTATGAAGAAATTCAAGCTATAATTAATAAGAGGGAAGGAAAATCAAATGATTAATATAATACGTTTTTGTGAAGTATTGAGTGTCGTCGATGACAAAGCAGGATTGCGCATCAAAGTTCGTTTAGAACCTGAGGATGCCGACTGTAAGTATATCGACGACTTGCCGTATTGTTTTCCTTTATTGCCAAAATTAATACACATTAATCCAAAAGTAGGGGAATGCGTAATGGTGATACTGACAGACCCAGATTCACCTAAGGGGAACAGATTATTTATTGGCCCTGTCATCTCTCAGCAATACGGTTTAAATTATGAACCATTTCGCTTTCAATCAAGGGCATTGTTAAATGGAAATAATTATGCCAAACCATTACCAGATCCTATAATGAATGCTGATAATGATGGCTCATATCCTGATAGAGAGGACGTTGCATTACAAGGCAGACAAAATGCCGATGTAATATTAAAGGATAATGAGGTAAGAATAAGATGTGGTTTTAAACGTTATCCGAACGGTAAACCTGAGAATACGTTGTTGTTCAATCGAGATAACTTATCATATATACAAATGAAGTACAAACAGATGCAGGATGAAAAGAATAAAGATTATGCCTCTTGTATTAACCTTGTTGCTGATAAAATTAATTTATTGTCCCATAATTCAAAGACGATGTTTAACCTTAATAATCCGAAGCAACTTATTACCGATGAAGAACAACAAAATATAGAAAAAGAAGCGCACCCTATGATTTATGGCGACGAATTGGTGGAATTCTTAAAAAAACTAATAGAAGTTATCAAGACCCACACACACCCATTCTCTATGGATCCACCTTGTTTTAATGAACCTAAGACAAAGGTGTTGAACACTGACTTGGACAGTATGTTATCGAAATCAATAAAGTTCAATTAATATTGTTATAATCGCCTATGGAATGGGCGATTAATTTATTTTACAAATATTTATATTAAAAGTCTTTTTAATATGGCTATAGTAACAAGGACATATTTGGAAAAATGTAATACTATTGTTAAGGATAACCACGCCAACTTGTCTCTGAATCCAATAATGGAGATAAATTACGGTAACATGTTATCCAGGGGTATTATATATTTTGATCATACGAAAGTAAAAAAATTGGTCGACGATAAAACATATCCTGACATTAATAAGCTAAAGCATATACTACATATGACAAATACATCATCGATTGTTGATAAAAATATAAATCGATGTGGTATGGATTCACAAATGGATGGTCATAAGCAACGTGCGGCATCTTTCGACTTAATATTCTTTTTGATACCTAATGAATGGGATAATGGAAAAGGTTTTGACTACATTATGGACTTATACAATGGTGGACATCGTGGCGTAAGTACCGACGGTTCTAACTGGTATAAGTTCCGTAATCATTTTAGATGGATGGAAGATGGAATATATTCAACTGAAACACTATCAAGAGAACTTGATTTAGCGACATCGATGAATGGAAATCTATCTGATAAGATAATAGGTTTTCAACATTTCGACTATGGTAATGAAAATATTGAGTTGGATATTACCTGCCTAATGAATAAATTTATTACAGGTGAGATTAAAAACTATGGTATAGGCATTGCTTATGCACCTTCGTTTGAAGGAATGAATACAAAATTGTCACAGTATGTAGGCTTTTTTACAAATCATACACGTGGCTTTTTTGAGCCTTATGTCGAGACAACATATAATGATATTATAAAAGACGACAGAACAAATTTCTATTTAGATAAAGACAATAAACTATACTTCTATAGTATTATCGGAGGCAATTACACAAATCTTGATGAAATACCTACTTGTATAATAAATGATACTAACTATGAGGTAAAACAAGCAACCAAAGGTATCTATTATATCAACATTAATCTATCATCGAATGACTACGATATTGATACAATGTTATATGATAATTGGTCAAACATAATATACAAAGGTCATCGTTTTAAAGATGTCGAACTACAATTTGTGACGAAATCCGATGAAAGTTACTTTAAATTCGGTCTTCCTAATGAGGGTAATAACGATAATGAGATTGTTCCTTCGTTATATGGTATCGGTGTTAATGAAAGAATACTACAGGGAGATATACGTAAGGTAAATGTAGAATGTAAGATACCTTATAGTAGCAAACAAATGAGAGCAGTCGACGGTCTTGAGTATCGGTTATACGTTAATGAAGGAACTGAAGAATATGAAGTGATTAATTGGCAAAAAGTAGAAATAGGGTATAATGAAAATTACTTCTTGATAAATACGAATGAATTAATACCTCATAGATATTTCATAGACATTAAGGTAAAAAAAGGTCTCGAAGAATTTATTTATAAAAAATCATTGCAATTTGATATTGTCAGTATAACAAATAATAAAAAAGTTTAACATAAGAAAAATGATAGCATTAAACGAAAACGATTATAGAAACATCATTGAGAATTGCGTCAGAAGACTCATTAAAGAAGACATATACGATGATGAAGAAGAAATAACACCTTTTGATGACTATGCGCAAGATTATCCTAACGATGGCTTCAATGTCGATAATATGGATAGGGATGAACTTGCCGAATGGTGTCTTGAAAACGATTTCTTATATATTTACAACCCATTCGGTAATTGGCGAATTTCTTGTGCAAACTCAAGTGAAATCCAAGAGGATATTGCGAACGATATACGGAACTGTGCCTATATTGAAAAAACTCACGAAATGGATTGGCTGATTGAAAATAAGAAAAATCTATTCGGTTATCGTTCGCACATTGCGGTGTTTAAATTACATAACACCAAGGATGGTGATTATTATGTAATTTACGAAGAATAATGATTCTATTTATTAAAAATATATAATGATTACGTTTATATTAGGTGTTTTTATAGGTATTATTCTTGTACCATTGTTAATTTACCTTAGGGCAAGAAAATCAGGATGGGATGACAGTAATATATTTAATATATTTAGAGTCTTATGTCACTTGGCATTACATCCAAAGGATTTTATCTTAATGCAATATAAGGATGGCACTAAGCCATTTTGGTATCTGACCAAGGATGAATTTTCAGAAATAGTAAAAACGAGACCAAAGATGAATTAATATCGATTAATAGCCCACTATCTAATGACGGTGAGCTATTAATATTTTATTATTCTAACTAATTTATTCTGTTTTTTCATTACTTTTACAATGTGTTCAGTCCCTTTACTCTTACCATCCCAAAAAGCTATCAAAGCGTGTGAATATTCTGCCATAATATTATTTCTGACATACCCAGCAGACTTACCATATTTATCCCAATCGGCGGGATAACAATAGAGTTGTAAATCGTGATTAATAGCAAACTGTTCTCCTAATCTATCAGCACCTCTTGCACCACCTGATACAATCTCCACTTTATGTGTTTTTAACTTATTGGATAATATTTTTAGACATTTATCCTCCAACAATTTATAGTCGTTAAAATCACGTCCTCCTGCTATTATAACTTTGAATATTTTTTTCTCTTTCATATTAATCGTCTTACTGAAATATTTTATTGATTTCTTCTATCCAATTATGTTTTATCACCGCCTTATATGCTCCTTGATGATTTACTATAAAATCTGTCTTATTTTTACATTTCATCGCAGCCTTCAAACAGTTTTTCTTACAGTTCCAAAATCCGTTCGAATATTTCTTTTTATCATAGATGCCAAACTCATCAAACCACCCATTTTTAAGACAAACATAATAACATTGATAATTCGCCTTCCGTAAATCACATTTATAAATATAATCCTTGCAAAATTCCTTACATTTATCGTAAGTCCATTGTTTATTCAAGCCAAGTGAGCCACTATGTTCTCCTGTCTTTGCAATATTCAATACTTTCCATCCTTTATCCTTGTATATAGTAACCCAACGATCTTCTTGTATTAAACTTTCCCTTGCATTCAAATTTTCTTCTTTAATGATCGGAGAAGGAATATCAATGTTATTATTATTGCAAAACATATACAAGGAATCATATGTTATCCTTCCATCTGAATGTCTTCGGCCTCTTCGATGTGATAAGTCTCTCTCATGTAGATTTATTGTTCTTCCTATATAACAAGCATTATACGATTTAATTTCATATACATATATCAGATTATTTCTTTTTTCAATATCATTAAATCTTTTATCATCTTTAATGAATACGTTTTCATCCAAGTAAGCGATGCAGTCGTTCTTCAAGGCAGCATTATAACCACTTTTACAGTGTTTCCTAAAATCTTTCTTTGTACGATATCTTTTTGCCTCCACGATAATATTATCGATTTTATCCCAATAGCCTACAGGTTTAGACTTTAATGGAAATATATCGTGCAACCACCCGTTCCTTTTCAAACCCATATAACATCCGTAGCAATTCTTTTGTAAATCAGAAATACATTTATATTTTACGGCTTCATTAAGACAGTTATTCTTATTATTCCAATAATTAATCTCTCTCATCTGTTACCTTGAATACCTTAAATCATCAAAATGGTTTTTCTTAATTGAATTATAGCAACCGCCATATATCTTTATCAATTCTCTCGCATTCTTACATTCCTTAAACGCCTTACGACAATTTTCATAATCATCCCAATATCTATTCGGTAATTTCGAATATTTAAAGAAATCTTGAAGCCATCCCTTCTTTCTACTAGCATTATAGGCACTTTGATTTTTTATCTTAAATTCAGTTATGTTCCTATATCTTGAGGCTTCCTCTCTGCAAGCCTCATAATTCCACTTGCATATTGCACCTAAGGAACCCTTGTTAATACCCGTGGTGGCAATATTCAAAGACGTCCATCCTTTATCAATGTATTCTTTCAGATAAAAGTCCTCATAATATTGGCTTTCTGGAGCGGTAAGGTTTTCTTTGAGTATTACGTATGGAGGGATTTCAATCCCTTTATCATTACAGAACTTAAAAATAGAGTCGTTATGGTCTCTAATGTGTTGTTGATTTCTTCTCTTTAAATTATTCGTTCTCCCGACATAAAAAGTGTTATAATCGACAAAGAGATAAATATATACAAGATGAATCTTTTCATCATATGAATGATATAATATTGTTTTATCGTATAGATTATTTATCTCATTCTTCCAACCGTTTTTAATCGCACAATGATAAGCACCATAACATTTGAGCTGAAACTCTTTCAGATTCCTATATTTCTTGGCTTCATTAAAGCAGTTTTCCTTTATATCCCAATATCCATTAGGTTTCCTCTTCTTGAAATCAGGGAAACAATCCGTCTCCCAATGATGCTTCAATACCGATGCATAGCATCCATTACTTTTGTCCTTCAATTCTGTCATCGTCTTATACTTCTTTGCTTCTTCGATGCAATGGGCTTTATTATTCCAATAACCGAATTCCTTGCCATTATGTCGGTTAATATTAAAAAATCCGTCTTTCCATTTATTGCGAACAATGGAATTATAACAGTATTTATTGTTTTTCTTTAATTCAGTGATTGTTGAATATTTTTCACATTCTTTTTTACAATTTACATAGTCATTCCAATATTTAAATATTTTATAATCAGGATAATCGGCAAACACTTCTTCAAGCCATCCATTTTCTTTCATCGATAAATAACAAACAGGTGATAGTCTGATAAAGGTCGCAAAATTCGGATATCTTTTAGCTTTAACAATACAATTTTCTTTATTATCCCATTTAGTGATGACTTTACCTTTATTAGGATAAAATATATTAATCCATCCATTACGACTTATAGAATTATAACAAGCTGATGAATTAGATTTTAATTCCTTAAGATTTTTATATTTTTGACATTCGATTTTACATATATCGAAGTTATTCCAATATCCATTTGGTTTCCTTTTATTTTCCATTCAATTTATCCTTAATAGTTTACGAAATGTATTTTGAATTAGTATAGGTATATTCGATAAAACCGCAATCCCATATTCGGTAATAATCATTATCTTTTCTGTTAATTAACGTTATAATTTCAGTTTTATTTATCCTTTTTCCATGACCATTAGTATATGTATAGTCAACATCGAGTACTTTATTGAAAATAAACCCGTTCTTAGTATATAAATTATTATCCTTATCGTATTCCCATCTTCGGTCAATAAAAGCTTTTATGCTCTTGCAATTATATTCGTTGGTAAAAAATTTTATTATCTTTGAAAAGGTATCTTGAACTGTGTAATGGATATCGTTAGCAAACCTATCAAGTATCCATTCTTCATCATGACGCCTACTGAGTGATATTACACTCATTAATTTTTCCTGATAAAACGCTCCTAAATGGATATCTGCGTCGCAATAACCTTGAATATTGTTATAATTCATAAATTTTTCTGCCTCATCATTTCTAAGCTCTCTGATACTGCATTCTCTCGTCTCAATTTTAGGTAATGATTTATCAAGTTCTAGTAAACGACTTATCTTACTAAACAAGGCTTCTTTATGAAAGATATACTCGTCCTCGAAAATATGAAATAATTTAATTCCTTTCTCTTCACATTTATTCTTCTTGGAAAGGTGGTAGTATTTATCTTTATTAAACTGCTCAGAATGCCATCGTAGTCCATTATATTCAAATGCAATATGCTTCTGAGGCAAATAAATATCGAGTTCCTTTCCATCGAGAATAGAATGATTTCTTCGTTCGATTGATAAGTCAGATTTACCCTTGATGAAGTCAACAATTTCGTCTTCGGCATCCGATCTATGATTACCACATTTAGGGCATCCTTTTCCTTGTAATAATGCATCTGGACAAATTTGAAATTCTCCATGCTTTATACCCTTATTGTTACACTTATTGCATATTAAGGTAATCTTTGTTTGACTTGATATATATTTAACTTTGCTAAAGTCAAGCCACTCACAATCGGATATTTTCTTAAGCTTATCAATAAACGTCTCAGTCGTATAGGTCTGCGATTTTATCTGCCTTTGTCTTCCAATTTCAGGATGGGTGCCGCCTTTCAAATGCACGATAGGCTCCTGCCAAAAGACCCCATACTCTGTACCATCTGGACGTAAATCGTGTGAAATTATCTTGACTTTGATGTGCATACCTTTATATTCAACTTCAGAATAATCTAAATTTTCTCCTTTGTGTACCTCCTTAAATCTTTTAATTATTTTGTCTCGTGAAAATAGCTTGCCTTTTGATATACGTAACCCTTTTTTATCAGGATGACATTGTCCCTTTAAATGGTTCGACGGTGTTTGCCAAAACTCACCGTATTCGACACCATTTGGGCTCTTGTCGTGATCTATTATTTTTACTGGTGTACGATTATTAATATATTCAACTTCAGAATAATCTAAATTTTCTCCTTTGTGAATATGCTTTGCCTTTAAAATAAAGTTATTTTTTAATATATTTCTATCCATTACATTTATAGTCCTAATAAACTAAAAGACAAAATTATATAATTTGTCTTTAATAGCAAAGAAAAAAATAGTTAAATAACTATAAAAAAAAAAGACACTACATTATGTAGTGTCCTTCAATATAATTAAGATATTGTTAGATTATCTCAATTCATTAGGGTTCCAATAAACCAAACCGTCGACCTTTATTGCTCCATAGTATCTATTATTTACTAACTTCTTGGCATAACGGGTACATATACCCTTTACAGGTGCGAAGTTAAATGGATTATACATTGTAGGTGTTAATGCCATCGGAATATATGGGGCATATATGTAGCCAGTGTCGAGCAAGCTTGTACCGTGGTGTCCCATAATCAGTGACCAATGAGGTGCGTATGGGTCGACAATCACCTGATAACGTCCTTGCAAAGAACCAATCTTCTCAATACCCATATTGTATTGGTCACTCTCGGCAGATGCATCTGTCACGTGGAAATACTCAAGGTCATTCAACACAGCAGAAATCTCAGCAGAAACTACGATGAAGTTTGCACCACCACGTAATGTAGCCTTCTGGATCTGTGCAGAAATTTGGTTAATCTTAGTCATCAAAGTCTGGTTCCAATCCTTCTGTGTATAGACAGTCGATGTGGTAGCCAAACGTTGCCATCCGTTATAGTCCCAACGTGCTTGCCAAGGAGCTGCCTTACGTAAATCACGAAGAATCTCACGGTCAATCTCGGCTGCGATTTGCTCAGAAAGGATTGCTGTCAACTCAGCTTCGGCATCGATATTATGGAAAGCGGACACGTCTTGTGCAAGTTCAGGTGACCAAGTAGCTCTCAACTTTCTTTCCTCGACAGATACTGTTTCTGAAGTAAGTTGGAATGAAACCTCACCCATCTCAGTCTCCAATTCGAGCGAATCGTACTGTGCCCAAGCAATCTGGAATAACTCGTCGGCCAACAATGCGTTATCATCATCCTTGTCAGTCAAGTCAGCGACCTTTGTAGGATCGATACCGATATAACCATTAATTGTCTTACCTTGTTTCTTGCAAGGCTTTGTCAAGTCAAGTTCGATATACATCTTACCCTTGCCATCACAAATGTTTGCCTTACCCTTATCGTCGTTATAATTAACCAACTGGTCACCATACTTCTGAGTTACGAAACGGAAAGGAATTGATTCACCTTTTTTGAACGATGTGAAATCATCACCACCATCAATATCTTTTGTAACAATAACCTTCATTGAAGCTGTAAATGCTTCGCTATCCATTTCATTACCGTCAGGACCGGTCAAACGACCTGCATTATAAGAAGAGAAACCTCCTACTTGAAGCAAAAGGCTGCTCAAAGAGTTATCCATGCTATTCAAAGGCAAATGTGCCACATCCTCTACTGAATGATAAGCACCATCTGCACCGATTTCAACGACACTTGCAGTACCTACCTTAATAGTTACACGACCTTTAGAGTTGTCGAACAAGAAATCATTGTAGAACAAGTCGTACAAAGTCTTCTTCATATAGGTTGTAACCTTTGGTGTTGTGTGATCCTTGTCAGTCTGTACTGGTTCTACAACCTCATCAGGGAGACCATAACGACCGTATGATTCGAATGAACGTCTTGTCTTATCATTGGCATCGAAACTAGAACCATCATAGAAACGGTTTTGTCTCTGATAACCTTGGAGACCTACGTGGCGTCCAGTATCACCGTCTGTAATCTTAGTAGCGTCTTTGAAATCCCAATCTCTCTCTGATGTAACAGGCTTGATGAAGAACAACTTTCCGATAGGAAGGTTCATTGCCTGTACTGATACGATGTCGTTTGCAAGCAATTTTGAGAACACACGACGAATAAGAGGGAATACAACTGTCTCGAATGAACCTGAGTTATCAGCGGTAGTTGCCTCGTAAATCAAGTGTTTAGCCTGACTTTCGTAAAGAGTTGCGATACTCTCCTTAATATGTCCTTGCAAACCGTCGAGAAGACCAAGGTTTTCCCAACGTTTCTGAATATCTTCTCTGATTTTCTTTTGTGCGTTGAGTTCAATGTTGCCAACCGCACCACTAGTTAATAATTCACGCATATTTTAATATACAATTTTCACTTATTATTATATAAATATTACCTTGTTATAAGAAAATTAACATTTTTTAACAATTTATTGTACTTTGTCAAGTCTTCTCATAAAATCAAGGGTTTCTGACAAATCATCTGACTGATACATCGGAGTCTCGACAGTGTGTTTTGTCGCCTCTGACAATTGTGCATTAAGAACATTGTCTACGTTCTGAGACTGATGCGTACGATGTAACTCCTCGGTAATAGTCTTGTACAAAGAATTACTCTCGTTGCAAGTCTTTACGTCGTTGAAACGTTTAATAATGGATTGTTTTTCTTCGGCAGTTGTCGCATTTTCTTTAAGCAATTTAACGATGTTACCAAGGCTTTGGTTAATTACGACGGCTTCCTGCAAACGTTTCTGTAATTCTGGCAATAATGACTTAAGTTCCTTGTTCTCACGGAAAATCTCATTCGCCTTTCTCTTGATACCTTCCATCTGTGCCTCACTATAAGAGTTATCTGCTGTTCCGTGAATTTGCTTTCCTCCTGCGTGGGCATTACGTCCTTTAGCAGCCTTTGAATTAGTGTTGGTATGAACCATACCATTTCCACGATTGTATGCACCTTGTTCTTGGGTTGTCATTGCTTCATTGACATCTTGATCGAACGGTGCAGTGTCACCTTTTCCTGGGAATGGTTTCTCAGTACCTGTAGGTACACCACCATCCATTGAGTAGGTTTTGCTTGTATCAGCAGGTTCATGATTATCAGGGGTTGTCATTGCTGTCTTTTTCTGATAATTGTCGGTATAACCTACGTTGCCATGATTTTCAGCTTCACCCAATGAATCGTCTACATCGTCGGCACAAGCATCATCGTCTAGATCAACTTGGATAATATATTCCTTGTTGGTCTCATCGTCAGTCAATTCGATGTTTCCATCATCATTCTTAACAACACGCACGCCATCTTCAGGCTTCATTACTTTCAGAACTTTGATGACCTCGTCGGCATCCATTCCTGTCAAGTCATATTCTCCGTCCTCACCTTTGTAATCCTCAAGACCACTCCATACATCATCGTCAGTGTCATCAGTAGTGTCATCTGCTGCATTTGCGTCTGCATCATCAGCAATGGCATCACCATCGTCACTCGTACCTTCTTCAGCGTCATCAGTTGCTGTAACATCATCATCAGCTACAGTAACATCGTCAGTAGAAGCATCGTCGTCTTTCGTATCATCGACAGGTTTAGTATCGTCGTCTGTGACTTCTTCCTCTTCGAAAGAATTTGCGTCCTCAGATATGATTTGTCTTAAATTTCCTTTTACCTCGTCTTCAAGCAATGATTTGATTGTAGACTCAGTAATACCCTTCAACTGTTTTTCAAGGGTTTCCTTATCTTCGAGTAAATTTCTTACATATTCACTTCGGATATTCTTTGCCATTACAAAATAATTTTATATTTAATTATAAATATGTACCAATAATCAAAAATATTTAAGTATCTTATCAGTACTGAAAGTTTTTATCAAATACCGAGTATTTGATTTATTTTATTTATTTTTTCATTAATTATAGGCTTCTTTTCCTTGGTTTTATCATCCTCAACGAATGGCTGCAATTCTTCTTCACTTTGCCTTATCCACGCATTAGGTGTACTTGGTTCCATTACCACGTCCCAACATATTAATTCAAAGTCATCATCTACGACGACTTTTCCACCTGGTATTTGTTTCACGGAACCTACACCTCGTGACGATACTCCTATTAGATAACCAGATAAAAGCATATTTGCCACCATATCACCACTTGTAGAACAAATACCATATTGTTTATAACCAGGAGATAAATGGAGTTCCATTGTGCCTACCAAAGTATGATTATCCCAATGCAATTCCAATATGTTATGTGATACGTCATGTCCTGATAAACTTGAGCTGCTTGGATGGTCAAGACTTCCTATTGCGCAACGTTTATTCACTCTGTCATTTATGTATTTGTCGACTTCACGTTTTAATATTGCTTCAGGATAAATACGATTGTTTGCGTTAGGAATACCGAACTTTTGGAAAACTGCGGATACGACAAAGTGGTCTGGACAAACGAATTTATGTCCAGACTCAATGTCTTCACGTATTTGTTTAATTGAATCTTGTTCTGTTATAATATGACCGTCATTCTCAATGAGCAAACCAGTACCTGTTTGCCCTTTCTTAATTTCGGTCAATTGAGATGTATATTGTTCACTATTCATTTATTTTATAGCATCTGAACTAATCTATAAAATAAATATTTATATTAATCCATTTTTAGCCTAAAATCAGTGCCTAATCTTTCTGATATTGAAAGATTTATTTCATTCGTTAAATTAGAGACACTTTCGTTATGAGATGAAACACCTCTTGAATTATAAGGCTTCACGTAAACATCATATTTAATGAAACTATATTTTCCGTATTTAATAGACTTTGAACTTATATCAGTATTAGCAAGACATTCATCTGAAAATTCAGTCGAATTGCGTACTCTTGACCTTATTATGCTGATAATGTCATCCTTCAATGAATTAATGTCATTTTCATAAGTTGTCTTTTTTATTAAAGGTTTTATTCTTCCTTTGCATCTGATAATTAAAACTTTGGGATTTTCGTCTTCCAATACCGTGCCGAACGTTACATTTATTCCATTTTGTTTACCAATATTTTGATACTCGACTCTATTATTCATTTATTACGTTAACATAATATGGTACAAATATATTATTTATTTTAACAAAATTAATAGTATAAATAAAAAAAAAAATCTGAAGCAATTATAATAATCACTTCAGACTACATTTATAATTATAATGTTTCTTGGATTTTGATGAAATTTAATATATCGTCAATTAATGTTTTCTCATTATATCTTTTCTCGTTTAAAGTAGTTTTGATGTTTTGCCACTGTTCCTTGTCTTCCTCCGAAGCATTGGTAATTGCCTCATCGATACTATTAATGGTTTCAGTTTTATAATCCTCGAACAAGGCAGATTTATCAGTCTTGGATGAAACAATACTTTCGACCAACTTAACCTCATCATCAGTCAGTTTATCATATTTTTCTGTAATCTCAGACAATGTCTGTTCGTAATTCTCTTCAATGTTATTAACGTTACTCTTACCTTTCCTTTCAAAATTTTCAATCAGATTATCCTTTACCTTGTTGAATTCATCAACGTTATTGAATGTCTTCTTATTAGTCAAAATAAATTCAATCTCTTCATACAATTTAATAGTGTCTTCATCGATATCCAACAGTTTATTAACATTGGAATTTGTTTCGACTAAATCTATCAACTTGTCGTTTGCCTTTTTAATTGCTTTTTTATTAGTATTAACATCTGAAATACATTCGATGATACCATCAACATACTTTTCCGGATTACTTACATTCTTTTTATTACATATGCTGTTGTATACGTCAAATTGTTCTTTCAAGACTTTATCATTTTTGATTAAATTACTTACCTCGTTGATAAATTTTTTGCCGACACGGGTTTTCATATTCTTTAGAAGACTATCTTCAAAGATGTGATAACATATTCCGAAGTTGCGGTTCTTGCCATATAATTTATCCCTATCAGTGTTTTCAATGCAATATAAGGTGTTTGCTTTGTTATATACATCATTGGCTCTCTTACGATAGTCTTCGCCCTCGTTTATCTTATTCTTGGAGTAGCATTCAATGGCTTGTTCCATCAAGGATTTGCCTTCATTATATAATTTATCTAACTTATCCATTTGTTTAACTTTTTATTATTATAAATAGTCTGTTATTTCTTGCCTTTGTCATCGAAATTTTTCAAATCTTTTGAAATCTCTTCAAGTTCCTCATTCAATGATAAATTCTTAAGATAAATGTCGTTAATGTCATCATTTTTCTTTTCTTTATGGGTTGATGCGACTTCGACGAGACGATTAATTAAGAAATGACTGTAATTCTCGGAACGTTTCAAGGCATTATGATTAATCGCCCTTTTCTTTTCCTCGATTTTAGACTTCATCCCATGTAATATCATTTCGCCCAAATTAGGCATTGTGCCTGCATCGGATTGATCATTAGCTTCTCCGCCACCTTCATTAGGCGCACCATTGTCTTCATTGGCAGTATCTTCCATTGACATTTCACCCTCTTCACCAGTTTCCATTCCATCATCAGACATATCATCGCCGAAACTCATATCGCCTGTTCCGATAGGCATACCACCACCTCCACCACCAGGGGCAGCACCTCCTTCTTCGCCATTAGCGTCAAGAGTATCCTGATATTCGGCACCAGGCTCACCATAGATATTATCGACAGGATCAAACAAGCCAGTTTTTTTAATAATTTGTGTCGTTTTCTGTAACTCCGCCGCCAATGCCGTTTCAAGACGTATTTCTTCAAGATTCCTCTGAATTTCCTTATCAGACCATTTCATTATGTTTTTCCAAGCCCACGTCATAGAGGTCAAAGGTATACCTCCACCAGGGTCAGAAACTGCATCTTTCGCCGTGGTAATACGCTTTGCGACGTTCTCTATTTCCAACATCTCGGCTTGTGAAGAAGGATTATTCATTGTCAGAGTGAAGTTATTCAATTCATCAAAGAAGCCTAACAGACAAAGATGAATAATGGCTATTTTATTTAATTCCATTATTAACGCTTGCTGTACTCTATTAACTGTTCTAGTGAATCTCACATCCAATAACGATAGATTTTTACCATCACCTTGTGCATCATCAAAGTTAAGGAAAGACTTAGGAATTCTTAAAGCTGTCAATACCTTGTTTTGAATATACTTAATATCATCCATTGCAGTTAAGTTTTGACCTGCCGAAAGAGTCTCAATAGGATTTGGTGCGCTGTCATCTCTTACAGGAATAAAGAAATCTTCTAGATTATTCATTACGTTTTTCCTTAAATCAATCTGTCCGGTCATAGGGTCGATAATAGGTGTTCTCTTGAAATTATCTGCAATCTGTTGTACATAAGCGGGAACATCGGCCTCATCAATTGCACCGACATTGATTTTAAACACACGTCTCTCCACTGACCGGTCCAAGCGATAGACAAGCATCATATCCTCCATCATGCTAAGCATCCTGAAATGCCTTCTTGCCTTATTTAATATTGAAACACCATAAGGCAAAAATTGCGAATCATACAATAATCGGAAGTGTGCAATTTGGAATTCCCTATACGGAATATATTCGGATTGGCCAACCCATACAAATTTAGTCTTATCAATATTTTTCTCATTTACATTATTAAGATTATATCCCACGGTCGATGATGCATAAGGGCAATCCATTCCATTCTCATATCTTTCGATTTCATAGACAGGTAATTGTTTCCATCCCAATACGCCCTTTGATTGGTCGACATTTAATAACATGAAGGTATTACCGTATTTGCACATTGAACGGCAAATCATTGGTAATATAATATTAATGTTTAACCTATTGGTAAATAAATCTTGTAGAATTGACTTAATACGTTCTGACTTGGAAAATACATTAACAATAAAACCTTTATCATTTGCAGTACAGCTCTCTTCCGCATAGGCATCAAGAGCAGCACCAATCTCAGGAAAAGCATCCATAAGATCTGAATCCCTATAACTTAATTTTAGCTCATTTAAACCTGATAATGATTGATTCGTAATATCATAATGTGCTTTCACCCATTGTCTTCCAAGTAATTTCTGTTGTTTGGCTTGCAACAATTTCATCTGGTAATCAGATTTACTTGTCGCAGTATCAATGACATTATTGTCACTATGTATATTATATGTATTGCTAGTTGACAACGATGGTGAAACCGATGCGCCGGTTAGCACTTGTTGTAACCTTTGAAATACAGTTTTTTCCTTTGACATATAAAAATAAAAAATACCTTATACAATAAATATAAGGTATCTTCTCTGTTTAATCAAGGTATTATTTTACTTTAAATCCGCCCAACATTATACACGCAGCCATTCTCATTCTCTCTTGTTTTTTACTGTCGAACATAAAAGGATCAAATCTTTTATTGTATTTGTTAATATTTTCTTCCTCTTTCAATTGCCTTGTCGATGGGGTCGTATTATTCGCATTATTGACATACCAAGACTTCACGATACATTTATCCTTTGTTTTTTGTTTTTCAGATTTCAACATATAGAATTGCATTACAAACAAACCCATTGCAAGGCAAGTCAATAGGTCATCATGTGCGCCATCCATATGATCCGGTCTTCCATTTTTGAATATCCAAGTGTCCAATTCATTTATTCCCCTCTGTGAACGAACCTTGAAGGCATTAGATTTCAACATATCGACGAAATTCGCAATCATTTGTAATCGTAATGCACTGGTTCTAAAACCAGGTAATTGTTTCTGCTGGTCAAACACGTTTTGTACTTTTACTAAATTCTGATTGGTATAGTTTTTCATCTGGGGATTATCGTAATATAAATTTGGATAACCTAAATCCATCAAGGTAAGAACAACTGAGTCCCCGTAACCACCAATACATTCGACAACTGTCAGTGCATCATTATATATACGAGCATACCTATCGACCAATTGACCCACCTCATTACCATTTATTTTTCCATTATATTCGAGAACTTGTTCAAAGCAAGGCATTCCGTCTTCATCAACTCCATCTATATCAATTATTTGTATTGCGGTTGAATCTTCACCAGAACCAGAAGAAGGGTCACAAGCACATATATAACGATGCATCGGTATTGGATCTTTCCATATCCAAGTTTCCTTTACCAAGGTATCCATCAATTTCCAATCATCAGTAATTTGCACTACATTACTTTTCATCTGCCTTTCGATCACTTCAACTGGTACCACGTTATCAGAAGAACCAAGGAATGACACGTTCAACTCTTGTGCTATCTTTTGACTGTCATTATTGAATGATTTACACATTGAAACATACCAAGGTGAAGTAGGTATCCATCCTTCCCTTTCCAATTTACGCCATCTCTCCTCGTTATATTCAATTTCTCCTCTATTACCAATTACGGTTTCGACTATCTCATCGTTATGACCATTCTCCTTATTAAGTCTATGCCATTTCAAATTTCTATTGTAACGTAAATCTTGGAACCATTTGAACTCTACAGGATTAAAGTTATTCCTTTTGTCCAATGCGTTCACGTATGTTTTGTAGTAAAGGGCGTCCTTACCATTTGGGGTCGATACCATAATAATTTTGGCATCTTTTACTGATGCAGTGGCAGCAACAGCCTGTGCATAAACAGTAGTACCGTCTTGGATGAACGCAGCCTCATCAAAAATAAGAATTGAAACGGCGGAAATACCACGAGCGGCGTTAGTGCCTGATGATCTTGCATAAACCTTACAGCCATTAAACAATTCGATATACGATTTATTCCTTGCCTTATATATAGATTTGGTGTTTTTCTCACTCTTAGGATCAGGTGAATAATAATCATTACCCCACATCCATCTTGGAACTTGGTCAAGGAAGTTACCTATTTTTTCGACCAATTGTTGTGAAATGTCAAGTTTATTACCAATACACAAGACGGTTTCTGGCGACTTCGAACTTGCGAATACACATTGACCCGTTATCCATGCACTAGATACGGTAGTAATACCCGCCTGTCTGTGTTTGATAGCAATTGTGTTTGAATTTGTGCATAATGAATGTAAAAATTCTATCTGCCGTGGAAAAAGTCTGAATGGTACTTCCTTCCTTTCATCAGCATTGAAAGTCGATAAATAATGCTCAATAAAATATTTTCTTGTCTTGTCTTTAAGACATCTTATATATTCTTCTTTAAAACTCATAAACTTTCAGTATATTTGTATTAATATTATAAATATTAAGGTAATGAAAAAGAAAACCATAGAGGAATTAATAAAGAAGGCTAACGCAATACATTGTAATAAATACAAATATGACAATTACGTATTAGTGAATACCCATACACCGAGTTGCATAACGTGCCCTATACATGGAGATTTCTTGCAGTCATTCGATGCTCATATTCATCAAAAATCAGGATGTCCTGAGTGCGCAAAAATAAAGAGAAATAAAAAGAATACGAAGTTTAATTATGATATGTTGTCTGAAAACAATGCAAAATATTCTTTTAATTATGATTACCGAAATTTTGAATACAATGGATATGATGCAAAATCGACTGTAATATGTCCAACCCACGGGGAATTTATTACTTCTTGGCATAAATTAAAATATGGTCACGGATGTCCTATGTGTGGAAATAAAAAGAATTATTCAGAATTAAGGTTAAAATCAATTCTTGAGAAAGAATTTAACAAAGTGGAGTATCAAAAGAGATTTGATTGGTTAGGTAGGCAAAGTTTGGATTTCTATCTTCCTCAATATAATGTTGCAATTGAATATCAAGGCAGACAACACTTTTGTGAATATTCATTATTCAATCACGATGAGACTCTCAAGTCTGATTTAACGAAATTGGAAAAATGTAAAGCACATAGTATTTCAATTTATTATATCACATTTGAAGGAAAATACATACCTATTGATTTTAGCTACTATAAATTATATACTAATATAAATAATTTAATTAAAAATATAAAATATGGCAAGAGAAAGACTAAAATTAAATGAAGAAAGTTCCATTTCAACAAAAGTAAGGTTTATGTCCCAAGAAATTAGGGATTTGCTATTAAGAAAGCTTCAGTATTCACCTAAATATATGTCAAAAGAAGGAAATTGTCTTATAAAAAAAGGCAGTTTCGTTTATAAACCAAGAGACATTATGAAATTGGATTCATTTATCGTAACATATATTGCCTATTATTTTGATAACGAAACCGAATATAAAGACTTTTACCGATATAATCAAAAGAGATTGTCAAGTGAAACAGATTATGAGAAAAAAATTATCTATTATCGATTCGCAATAGTAAATGACAAGATACCAAAAGAATTCGATGGAATGATTCAACACGAATTAAGTCATTTTTTTCAATGTTACAATGGGCAAACAAAAAACGAAGAACTTTATAATAAAATTAAAGATGTAATAAACGATTCTAAGAATGATGTCGATAGAAACATTGCATATGCATTGTATTTAACTTTTAATACTGAAATAGATGCCTTTGCTAATCAATATTATGCGTATCTTAAACAAAATAAGATAGGAGTTGAAATAGCAATAACTACATTTCCTAATGGTGAAGGGAATCCTTATAATACATTTGATAAATATTATGACTACGTAGTCGACATTGAGAAATATCTCGATGATAAACATATGAAGGATGTCTTCGGCTTAAGTGTCGAACAAATATTCAGTAGACTGGAAAATGCCGAAAAAAGATATAAAAATAAAATGATGAAAGTTATTTCTTTATATGATAAAGAAATTGTTTCCTCTAAGATGAACGAACACGTTCATCTTAATTTATCACTTTTATTCGGAGTAAGATTAAACTTTGAAATGGACTGTTACCAAAGAGGGATATATGAAACAGAAAGCGAATTTTTTTAATAACGAAAATAGGAAGCCGACTTGTTGTTGACTTCCTATTATATTTTATCTTGTCTTGTATGTCCTTGGTTTTCCTTTTTCAATCCAAGACCAATTGTCCCTCATTCGTGAGTTATCTGATGGGGTCGCATTATTTTCTTCAGTTTCTTCATCAGGTAAACCATAGAATGAAGGTGGAACATTGTTTTTCTCAAGGATTTGTCTTACGTTGTTCAAATCGAAATCACGTTCGCATACCGACAAGTCATCGGTCTCAATAAACAGACATTTGATTATCGGCTGCTTTGTTCCGAATAACAGCATACAAGAATGCCCTATTACTGTATCGCCTTTGGTTTTCATACTGATGAAACCATCGTCACAGTATTTTTTAATTATACTATTATATTGTCTTACAAGTCTGTCTTGCATACCATTAATGATACGCACTCTTTCATACCGTCCGTTATTAAAACCTTTTATTACAATTCGTGATAGACTTTTACCTCCATGTGACTTTTTATTTATTTTGACGGTTGACATTTCGCCATTGGAAGTATTTCCAATCTTTACCGAGTTAGGTTTAACAACGTTCCTATTGGCAGCTTTCCTTAACTGATTTTGTGTTATTTCTTCGAGAATGACTGAAGGTGAATATATTTTTCCTTCCTCGAACGATTGTCGTTGTGGTATTTGCTGTTGAGGTTGAACGTTATTTTTCCTTTGCGCTATTACTTGTTTCTTAAGTTGTAAGGCCTGTTTCTTATTTGCATAAATTAGAGGCTTAATTCCACTCTTAGCGTTGATGGCATCTACCTCATCTCTGGTTAATACTTTATTTATCTTTACGGCACCCGTGATAATCCAATCCTCTGTGGACGGGTCTACATTTGTCCTATAACGATAAAATGCGTTCTTAGGTATCCTTGGAATACCAGCCCTACTATGTTGATATTTACCAGCTTTAGTCAAACCATTCTTATAGCATTCATCACTCAAATCATTATCAGCTTGGTATTCACATTCTGCAAAAACAAAGTCATCGGGAAATACATATTGTCCATTTACAAGTAATGTTTCGCTGTTATTTAGCTTATAACAGAATTGTTTGGCAAATGGTATCATTCCTAAGTGCCAACCGGGACGGAAACTTAAATTACCTAAATTTCTTGCTGTACCTTTACCGCCAGTTTTCACCTGTGGTCTATGTTCTGCTGCCGTATATCCTACAATAGGAGGACAATCACAAGGTAGCCATTTACCTATAGGTGTTGGTTGTCCATCTTGATTAGCAACAACAGGAGGATACAACTGACCATTTTTTAAAGCAAATACCTTATAACCTATCTCTTTCTTCTTAGGTATCTGAAATTCGCCTTCTTTCCACGTTATATGTTCCTTAGGCACAGCGAAACCTTGTTTTTCGGCTTCCTCAGGACTAATTAACGGTTTGCTCGCCTCATCGATAGGCAATTCAGAATCAGTTATTAATTCATCTGGTGTATAACATTCATCATCACTAATTTCTGAATAATCCGAATTCATATCGTTCATATGAGTTATGAAGTCTTCTTCTTCCTTCATATTATTGATTTCATTAACTATTCTCGCCAATGAAGTTTTACCTTTCTTAGTACCTTTGAATACCTCTCTTAGTAACGAATTGAATTTCTCGGAAGGCAACTTGGATATTTCCATTAGTAAATAATTTGCCCCAATATTATCGATATCAATACCTTGTGTTTCCAAGGCATTAATGATTAAACACCATAATGGTACGCCTAATCTTGCGTCCCACATCTCAGCTAATTTAAAATCCGATTTACTGATGACATATTGTGCCTTATCGGAATTTTTAGGCAAACCGTGGGATACTGCAAGCTCAAGGATGCCTTTGATAGTTTCTTCTAACAGTACAGGCATTAATACCCCTTCAGCTTTGATTTCGACCATATTATCAGGTGACATTATGTTTACATCGACTTTACCTGCGTCAGTAATATCATCCTTATTCATCGTATCCTTTTCAAGATACAATAACAGATTATTTAACTCGAATATTTTTTTATAAAGTGAAGGCAATTCATCATTAATTTCAAACAATCCTTGGAGATAGTATCTCATTTCCTCAGAATTAACAATAGCGGCACCTGTTACCAAAGAATCCAGCATTCTTCGTTTATATACTTCGTCAGTCAATCGATTCATGTCGTCAATATCATCGAAAGTATAATCAATCGTTTTTTCAGGTACCAATCGTTCATCCTTAGTATCAATACTATCGACAAGCTTCATCGATATTTTAATAGTATTGTCAGGTATTTGAAATATCTCATTAACAGTGTCGGCACACAGTTTTTCCAAAGCAGCAACATTATTACTTTCGATCTTTTTTGCCTGAGTAATTAATGATGATAATTTACCCTTGAGTTCATTGACATTGTCATATTCAAAGCTATTCGATAAATTTTCAAAATAATCACTAACGATACTAACAATAAAACTGTCTTCTTCGTCCGGTGGATATGAAGGGTGTTGCCCCAACGAAGTCTTTGAATTTTGTAACGAGCTTAATATATATGATGGTAATTTCATTATGTTTTTATACTATTTCAATTTATTTAGAAAATCGTTCAAAGAATATAATTCTGAGTTTTCTTTTAACACCCTTAAACGATTTTCCTGCAACTGTTTCTTAGTAATAATTTTCCCTTCGTTTTGTGATTGTGCAGGAATTTGAATGTTAGCATTACTTAAATCAACTCCGTTATTTTTTGCGTTTTGTTTGGTCTTATCAATGGCTTGTTTCACGTCTCCATTACATGCATCCACGTCTGCGTTTAAAGTAATGCCTTCACTTAAAGCTTTTTTATATTGGTCTTCACTAATCTTTAAATTTCTACCCATTTTAATAAAAATAAAGTTTTATTATTAATAAATATTAAACAATTATCTATAAGGTTTCCAAACATATTTTATTAACCCGCAATCCCATATTTTCGTATAACCGAGTCTTTTTACCATTTCATTTTCAGTCATCGATAATGGTAAATTGTATCGTTTATGCAATAATTGTTTTCTGAAGCCAAATTTATGAAGTCGAACACAACCATCTGATTGTTTATAATACCAATAAGATGGTCTTACAAACGAATTAAACTTGAAGCCAAGCTTTGTGTATATGTTATTATCTTTATCAATCGTCCATCTTCTATCAGCAAACGTCTTTATATTTTCAACATTGTAATTCTTTATAAAATATGTAAGTAATTTACCTCCGATACCGATACAGCGATAATTAATATCTGTTGCAAATCTATTCAATTCCCAACATCCATCTTTAACTTTTTTGAATGTCATTACAGCCACCATTCGTTCATTAAAATAACCGCCTATACCGACGGTAAAACCGGTTTTACCTTGTATATGGTTTTTACATAAAAAATCATAAGCATCTTGTTTATTCGTAATTTCTTTAATCTTGCATTTTCTGGCGTAAATCTTGGGAATAGTATCTATTTTACAAAGATGTTTTAGCTTCGAAATACAAATTTCTTTATTATTAACCCATTCATCCTCAAATATTTGAATTAGTTTAATTCCTTGTTTATTGCATTCTTCGAGTTTGTTTATATGATAGTTTTTATCCTTTCCTAATTCTTCCGAATGCCACCATAACCCATTATATTCAATACCTATTCTCAACGACGGAATATAGATATCTATTTCTTTCCCATTAAGGATGCTACGATCTCTCTGTTGAGGGTTTAAACATTTTAGAATTTCACAAATTTTATCTTCTGCTTTAGAAACCTGTTTTGCGCATTTAGGACAGCCGCCCCCTCGTAAATGACAATCTGGAAGTTGTTTAAAATCACCGTGTATCGGGCAAGTTATAATGATATCTTTCATAGTGCCATTATACACAGATTTGTCATAAGTATATTTACCCTTATGTTGTAATGTTGAACGTTTAATAAACTCAGAAATATCCATTAAATTTGCCTTACTTCTTTTTTCATTTGCACATTTCGGACAACCACTTCCATTCAAATGATTGAATGGGGTTTGCCAAAATTCACCATGTTTAGGACAAGTAATACAAACCTTTTGATTCCATTTGTGATATATAGTATTAGTGTAAATATATTTATTTCCGTGTACTTTAATAGCTTCTTCAATAAATTTATCTGTTGTTTTTTCTCTCGCCGAAGCCGTTATAGTTTGTCCACATTTTCTACAGCCATACCCTTTTAGATGGTTGTGAGGGGTTTGCCAAAATTCACCATGTTCAGGACATATAATACAAACCTTGGTTCTCGAATTTAAATAATTTACTTTTGAATAATCATATTTGTCCCCATGAATTGCTATTGATTTTGAAATGAAATCTTCTTTACTATATTTTTTAATTTTCATACTATATTAGTTAAAATAATAAACTTGTTATTGTATATAATATTATTATATAATACAAATATACAATTTATTTTTATTGTTCAATCATAAATTGTTATATTTTGTGTATTTTTAATTTTTTTTTTAATAATAATAATAAAAAAAAAAAATAATAGGAACATTGGTTCCTATTATTTTATAATTAATATTTAACTTTTAATCAAATTTAGGTGCAATGAATGGTGATTTACGGTATGAACTATCGTGATTTATTTTCATTTCACATCCCTCTTCATCATCTGTATTTCCAGTTAACTCTTGAAACAACTCATTCAAACTGTTTTCACGTTCAATACCCTCATTCGTATCTTGGCTTTCATCATCCTTCATTTTGTTGAGTATTTCATCAACATCTTTATCGTCCAATCCATCAGTCGTTTGTTTTAAAATCATTCCTGCGACATATTTGTCAAGATCTGAATCAGGAGTTGGAAGTTCTTGCTGATATTTTCTGAGCGATTGACTTAACTTTCCTGTAAGTTGTTGTATATATCTCTTTGGGTCATCATCTTCATTAGTGTCGATACCAGCGTCAAAGTTCGTGTCGTATGGATTAATATTATCACCATCATTATTATCCATCGGCGTTTGACCGTCCATAGGAGTAGCATCATCAACCATAGGTGTTGTATCATTTATTGACATTTCCTGTGGTGGTTGGTTTAACTGCGCATCCATTGGCATTTCCTGAGTACGAGGTGAACTAACCTTTAACACTTTTCGTTCACTTAGGCTTTCTTTCAGAAATTTAACTTCTTCATTATGGCATCCGTCAAGGTATCGATTACCTTGTCGAAAGGTGCCGATGACCCTATTTTCTCTCCGAATGGCTTCTCTCCCTTTGCACTTTCGTCATTCCAATCCTTAGCACCGTTCTTGGCAACCTCAGTATTAGGAGGGGTGGTCATAGGCTTCTTCCTATATGCAGGATGTTTGCCGAATACATTAAGTTCACTTTCACGTATTGTACGTTTGTCCTTACGGTTTCTACTCTCGTAGAAGTCATCGTCGTCTCCGTAATTTGCGGTATCATTCGCAAGGACATCGCCTTTTACGCCCTCGAAATCATCATCATCGTCAAGGTCAAAGCTGTCGAGGTCTACATCATATTGGTTTTCGCCACCGTTGTCTTCCCAATCGTTGTATTCTTTTTCGAAATCAAGATAAGAACCTCCATCTTCAACTTCTGGGAAAGGTACGTCATCGTGGTCTTCCTCTTCAGATGGCATACCAGCGACATCGTCCACATTGTTCGAATCCTCGTTCACCTTTTCGGTATAAGGGGCATCGTCACCGATTTCTCCGTTACCAGGCGTAGGTGAGTTCTGATTATCAGTGTCATGCACTGTTTTTTCCTCGTTCACATCGGATGGTTTCTCAGTGAAAGGTGCTTTATTACCAATTTCTGTACCCTTTGAAGTATCAAGATAATCCTTGCTCTTACTCCAAGCAAGCACTTGTTCCTCGGTCAGTTTGAATGTCCTATGCTGTGCCTCATCCACCTTTGCCACTTTTCCTCCCGATGGTTTCTTGGTCGCTACTGAATTGTCAGGAGCGTATTTTGCGTTCTCTGAGTAGGTATCTTCTCCGTTCCCGTTAGGCTTCTTATCGGACTGCATATCTTTGTCTGTAACATTTGCGTCGTTGTCATAAGGCTGTCCTTCTTTTTTAGGGTCAGTGCTTGTCTGCTTGGTGTCTTTATCTCCGTTTGCCATAGCAGTGTCAGTGAAAGGAGAATTTACCTTATCCTTTGATGGGTTTGATGCAGGTGCTTCAGGTAAAGTGTGTTCAGCAGGTAATATACCCTTGTCCTCTTTCAAAATAACGGCTACATTGTTTGTGATTTGTTTAAAACGTTCCAACTCTGACCTCATTTCTTTGGTTTCATTGATTTGCCATTCAGACGATTCAACAGGCTTGAATTGTTGAATTTCTACTTTATGCGTGTTTGCCTCGTTGATTGACATCATTTTAAGGTCGAATTGTTTTGAAGCCATCGCATATGTCTTGTATTCGTTTTCCTTACGATTATTCCATCCTCCAATGTAATCAAAGTCCTCAGCAAGAACCTCAGTATCTTTCTTAGGTGCTACCTTGATGTAGAACTTATTACATTCGTGGATAATTCCATATGTCTTGCCGTCAGCGGCTTTCATCTTATATTCTACGATAGGTTTAGAACCGCCAGTGTTAACAACTTGTTCATTAATGCCATAGCCCATAAGCTCTTTCATTCTCTGAACTTCACTTTCGTTTTGATAATTCATATTTAATTAACTAAATAGTTTTATTAATAATAAATATATTGATATGACGATAAATTTATCCTAAATATTTCTTTTTCCTTCGGTAATGCTATTTACCTTGTCATAGGCTTTATTGGCGATGTTCCAAATTTTATCGATATATTTCATTCGCCGTATCAATTTATATATTATATTGCCGCTACTCATTTCTTTTTGACGGCTTTTTAGACCTTCAGCCCTGAGATTTTTTAGACGGTTGAAAATCTTCTCGACTTTTTGACCAAGAATCTCTATTTTATGTCTATCATTCTCATTGTCTATCTGATTATCAATCTTGTCGATTTCAGTCATTACCTTTGCTGAGTAATCTTTTATATATTTGGCATTAAGTCTGGCATCTTGGAAATCGGAAGGTTCTACGACCCAATTGTTGTCCTCAAGTGAATATTTGCCGCTTGAAGGATTTTTTTCGCTGGAATCCTCTACACTGATTTCAATAGGGTAGCCGTATATCTTTAATGTCTTATGGTTCTTTAACCACACCTCTTTCTTTGCTTTGAAGTAATCATCAACAAATTCAGGTTTCTTATATATTTTCTTGAAATCATATAAAATATGCAAGTCAACATCAGAATATCTTGACCAATTGTAGTTCGCCAATGAGCCTGTAAATTGTATGTCGACGGGTTTGACCCATGATACCGATAATTCTTTGATAAAATCATCGGCAATATCCAATAAGCGTAATCTTACTTTTGAAGATAGAAGGTATTTATCTTTCTTATTATCCTTCACCCAAAATTTTTCATTCAATGTATTTCGAATATTAAATGAATTGAGATTTAATTCCGAAGAATTTACCTCGTTTATATTATAATTTATACTTTCATTTTTCATCTTATCTATCATTGCTAAAGCTTCCGTCCTATTATAATATTTTGGTGACGAGGTATTATTGTTCCCCTCGTATATATAGCAAGCTTCAATGGCATTAGGCATAATTAGTCCTTTATAACCTACTTTTGAGAACTTAGTTCCATAACGACCATTTGATGACACTACATTACCCTTATGATATTTTCCCATATTTCTGTCTGATATTGGTTTTCCTGTATACACAGAAATCTCACAGTCATCAACAAACGAGTTTTCGAAATCATAATCCAAGACTATCTTATCAGTATCAAGATGGTTTGAATTTATTACTAATACCACCATTTTCCCACCGATATCCCTTGAATAACTTAAAGCATATTCCTCAGCAATAGCATAATCGCTTGTTAGGAATACAAAGCTATCGTTATCGACATCGAATATTGAATTTTCTTTTGTGGGTCTTAAACCTTTATGGAGTATAGATGATAAATAGCGTGAGGTAGTGCCGTGATACAATTGTTTGGTTAATGGTATGTCTAAAGGCTTTGAATTCGGTATATCGACGAGTTTACCATTTATTTCTAATTTATTTATCTTATTTTTAAATTGAACGAGATTTAATAATTCGTATAATTCTTTCGAGTTGTATACATCATAGCTCTCGTTATTAATGGATAAAACATAACCATTATGTTCCCAAAATATTTGACCTACTAAGATTTTCGGCATATTCTCAAAGTTGAATAAGGCATCGTACATATTTCGATAATAGTGGTTACTGAATATGTCTCTTAAATTACCATTCTCATCAAATATGATGTCATACATTCCTTTATAACGTTGACATAACTTTTGTAATAATGATACTGTCCTATCAATATCATAATCTCTTTGTCGTAGTCCATCGTAATTGAATATGTAAACGTTCCCTCTGAAAACGACGATTATATCATTCTCTCTTAGTTGTTTATCAAAATTATTATCCGCCAACTTTAAATCATTCAACATATTTTAGAAACTTTAACTATAAAATAAATAGAAAACTTTTGTTGTTTCAAAATAATGTTGTATCTTTGCAACGAGAAAATCAAAATGTTAATTAAAAATTAAAGGTTAAATGTCAGAAAAGAACAGTATTGTTAAGGCTAATAACAAAGAAAGCAAGGAGATAAATAACGCCAATAACGAAAAGAATTTCTTTATGCCATCTCCGAAACAATTATATAATCATCTTAGTGATTTCGTTATTGGTCAAGAAGAGGCAAAAAAGGTGTTGTCAGTCACAGTTTACAATCATTTTAAACGTTTCTTATCCAATGTGTATCACGCAACGGATGGCATCAAAGGGTATGAAAAATTTAAAGATGTAACCATTGACAAATCAAATATGTTGATTTTGGGAAATACTGGTACAGGCAAAACATATATGATTAAGACTTTATGCAAATATCTACATATTCCTTGTTATGTTGCCGATGCAACGAAGCTAACTGAGTCTGGTTACGTAGGTGATGATGTCGAGAATATATTGGTAGGTCTTCTCAAAACGTGCGATTATAACATAGAACAAGCGCAATGTGGCATCGTAATCATTGATGAATTTGATAAAATCGCCACTAAGGGCGAAAATATGTCGATAACACGTGATGTCAGTGGAGAGGGTGTGCAACAAGGTTTATTGAAAATTGTCGAAGGTGGTATTGTAAGTGTGCCTCCTCAAGGGGGAAGAAAACATCCTAATCAAGAATGTATTGACATTGATACTACTAATATTCTGTTTATCGCATTGGGAGCGTTCGACGGTATTGATAAAGTCATCGAGAAAAGACTTAATACAAGTCGTATTGGCTTTAATGGCGTGAATGAACAGAAGGAAAAAATCAAGAGTAATCCGTTGGAAAAGGTGGAGACTTCTGATATTAGGAAATTTGGTATTATTCCTGAACTATTGGGTCGTTTCCCTATAATTACTCACACGAATCCTTTGTCTGAAAACGATATGGTAAGAATTTTGACCGAGACTAAGAATTCCATCATTAAGCAATATCAGAAATTAATGTATATGGATGATGTCGAGCTTAACTTTACTGACGAAGCACTTCTTAATATTGCAAAAGAAGCGATCGTTACTAAAACAGGAGCAAGAGGTCTAAAAAAGATTATTGAGAATATATTGATGGACATAATGTTTGAATATGGTGGAAACCAAGGTAAGAAAAAAATAACAATAACCGAAGAAATGATAAATGAATTTACAAAAACAGAAAAAGTAGCCTAATTGCAAATACAAGGTGCGTTTAAGTTCAAATACAGCTACACTTATAAGCAGGCTACTCTTTTCATAATATAAATATAGAGATGAAAAATAAAAAGACATAATATGTGTAACACCATTAGATAATTTAATTTTAAATACGTGTGATAATATTTATGTCACGAATATTTTAATTATATTAATGATGGGAAAAACACTTAATTTAAAATCTCGTGTACCTGAAGGTAAATACAAGGCAACAACAATAAATGATAAATTGATATTTGACAGAAAAGAAATTATTGATTTAATAAAGAAAGGATATTTGTTTTCGTCTGAAGTTATGGAGAAAGCAGGGTTTATCAAGCATGTTCGTGAAATTAAGACAAGTATATCAATAGTCGAACATGAAAAAGATGAAAGGACTTATGAAAAGGATACTGCTGATATTAAAGCAATTATACGTTCAATATCAACTTTAGATAATGGAAGTAGTCAATTACCCACAGGCTGAAGACTTGTGGGCTTGTCACGAAGTCAGTGGACTGCGGACGATCGGGTGATTGACGACACCCTGCCACTCAGGGGCAGCTCGCTGCTCGAAAGTGGGTGTTTGCCTCGTTTGGCGATATTGACCGCCGCATTCCAATCTGCGTCGAACACGACACCGTCTGAGCAATAGTAACGGCAGCCTTGACGTTTGCCGTCACGCTTGCTCGTTCTACTGTCCGTCTGACTTGTGTATGCGGGAGAAACCGATTCCACCCGTCTGCCGACGAGCGTTGCCTTTGTGGTCAATCGTTCCTTGAACTTGTAAAACGGAACTTGTGACATCGCATTGTTGTGTCTCGTCCTCTTGAAGCCTTCCGTGGTCTTCGAGGTACGGCTCTTTATCTTCGAGAGGTTTTCCAAGACGAGGACGCTCGCCTCGGTACTGCCGAGCAGTGCGTTACAAGCCCTATCGACCATGTCCTTCGACAGGTTGCGTTCCTTCCTCCTCACCTTGTGGAGGTGACGCTTCGCCGAGCGTGTGCCCTTCGACTGAAGGCAACGTTTGAGGTAGCGTAGCTTCCTCCTCTGTTTGAGGTATTCCTTGTCGACGAAGGACTTGCCTTCGGAAGTAACGAACAGTCGTTTCATCCCGAGGTCTACGCCGATGGAAACGTCATCCTTGCAGGGTGACGAAGGCACTTCGAACGGAACGGCGAGGAACAACCTTCCGTCCCTTGCGAACACCGTAGGGTCGGTGAACGTACAGTTGTCGAACAACTCACGTACCTTGTCGTACATCTTGAACTTGCAGTGCTCACGTTGTCCACGTGTTCCGTTGGACAGTGAGATTCCCTCACGTGTGAGGTTGCTGTACAGTCGTTTGTCCAACTGCAAGGAAAGTGATTTCTTCCGTGGCACGGAGACTTGGCGGTGTTTATTCGTCTTGATTGAGCGTAGCATTGCGAGTACGTTTTTCTGCACCCGTATTATCCCTTGCGACGGGATTGATGGGAATTGTTTCCTCAGCGTGTCGTAGCACGCTTGGTGTACGGGTACAAGTTGCAGACGTACTCCATTCGACGTGATGAGTTTTGCGCACGTGTTGAACGCATCCCTTGTCTGAGCCAAGAGGCTCATCCAATGGTCACGTGTCGTGTCGCTCATTATCAGTTCGATGTTGTACGTCTTGTATGTCATAATTCCGTCGATGGTGATTTCATTAGGTGAATCACCTATTTATAAATAGTAAGTAATTTTGAAAAGTTATAATAATTATTAAAAAAATGGAGGGCGTGATTCCTCCACGTGGCTAAAGACCACGTGGTTTCCTCACGCAAAAATTTATGAAACCATTATCGAAGATGATGAAAATAAGGATGAATATGAAGAATAATAAAAGAATTATTGCATTTGCAGGCAGACAAAGAAGCGGAAAGTCGCAGTTAGCAAATTTGCTTGTCGCAGAAGATGACGCACAAATCATCACAATTGCAAAATATTTAAAACAATTATGCTGTGACATTCTTGGTATCGAATCAATTGATAAATTAAATTATCTGAAAAACAATAAGATTCGGATAAATGCAACACCTTCATTACAATGGGCGGACGACATTTCGAAATTAACTGGTATTAATTATCTGAATGTTGCTGAGGAATTGGCGAAAGTTGACGTTGTAAAGGATATGCGTCAAATGTTACAACTTGTCGGGACAGATATTATCCGTAAATATAAACCTAATTGGCACGTTGAACAGTTAAAAAAAGAAATCAAAGAAACAAAATCACAATTAATTGTAATTGACGATGTCAGATTTCCTAATGAATACGAAGCAATAAATCGATTGGGTGGAACAACATTTTTTATTATCAGAACATCAGGAATGTCGGATACAATGATTTCAAATCATGAAAGTGAGACATCGCTTAAATGGTATGATTTTACTGATAATAGAATAATTCTTAACACTGAAACTGCTGAATATCTGGATGATAGATTCATTAGGTCATATCGTGATAATTTCTGTGACACGGACACAAATGAAATATTTGTCTCAGCGAATAAGAAATTATTTAATAATCCATTGGTTATAGAGGATATAAAAAATAGAGTATAGATAATATGGAATTTAAAGACAGGAAATCAATTAATGATAAATTATCCATCTATGATTATTTAGCCAAAGATGATGACTTCATCGAAATTACAGAATGGGTAAATGGGGAAGGTATCGACATTTCGATAAGTGATAATAAACAATTCAGTTTAACTTATGGCGAACTTGATGCTATTAATCATTTAACAAAATCACTCGAATATAATAAAGATAAATAAAAGAGTCATGAAAAATTTTTCAGTTAAAGTGAACGGTAAAGAATATTGGATTTCCCGTTCAGTCGCCACGGTTTGTTTTATTTTTAAACAAAAGAATAACAGAACATTCGTTTTAATCGAGAAAAGAGGAAAAGGAGCTGCTGATAACATTGGAAAATGGTGTGTACCTGGGGGTTATTTGGAATATAATGTAACATTAAAAGAAAATGCTGCGTTGGAAGTCCTACAAGAAACAGGCTTCGTCATTAAGAAGGAGAAGTTAAAAATGGTAGGGGTTAATTCTGCCCCATCTGAAAATCATCAGAACGTTACGATACGTTATGTATATAATGCTGATGAAAACGAAGAATTTAATTTAAATGATGCCGTCGGTGGTGAGAAAGATGAGGTTGAAGACGTTCAATGGCTGGATATTACTGATAATAAGAGTAAACTTTTAAATGATGATGCAAAATGGGCATTTAATCATAATATTCTAATTAAAAAATATTCTTGAATAGATTGAAACCGTGAAATTGTACTGTAAAAGGTGAAACAAATGATGAAAGTCTGGATATTTATAAAATATGAATATTTTAGACTTTCATTTTATCATGGGTAAAAAGAAAACTACTGAAGAATTTATTAAAGAATGTAAAGATAAAAATATAATATATGATTTATCAAAAATAACGTATAACTCTGCTAAAGAAAAAGTTTGTGCAATTTGTCCTGAACACGGAGAATTTTGGATAACACCTGATAACTTACTTCAAGGAAGAGGATGTCCTAAATGTGCTGTAGAGAAAAATAGACTTAGATGCACAAAAGGAATAGAAAAACTTAGAAAAGAAATACTCAAATAGAGATATAATAGGACTAAAAAGTGTGATTTTTATATCGAAAAATATAATGTCGTTATTGAATGCCAAGGTAAACAACATATTGGATATATTGAGGGATGGAATACCGAAGAGAAATATAAAGAATTACTATCAAGAGATATCGATAAATATTATGAATTAAATGGGGCTGGGATCAAAGTATACTATTTATTTGATAAAAGGACTTTTAATCCTGATATATATACCGACAAATTATTTCAAGGAATATATAACAGTCAATTACCCACAGGCTGAAGACTTGTGGGCTTGTCACGAAGTCAGTGGACTGCGGACGATCGGGTGATTGACGACACCCTGCCACTCAGGGGCAGCTCGCTGCTCGAAAGTGGGTGTAAGTAATTTTGAAAAGTTATAATAATTATTAAAAAAAATGGAGGTCGTGATTCCTCCACGTGGCTAAAGACCACGTGGTTTCCTCACGCAAAAATTTACGAAAATACATATACACGATTAGACGAAATGTTTAATAAAATTAAGATAGACTATGATGAAGAAAAAGAAGAAAAGTAACATTCAAGAGGATGTTATCAAAGCAACGAGGAAAGCCAATCGTGAAATTGAATTGGAACGTAATGGAGGTAGATGGATAGCTGTTAATCGACCACATAAAAATAAGAAAAAATATGATAGAAAAAGAGACTCTAAAATTTACTTAGAGCCTCTTTATTTTTTTTTTTCTTAATTAAGTGATTAACCTTTTAACTGATTATAAACTTTAATTACCTTTTGATAATATTTTTCAGTCTTCTTTTTCGATGCCTTCGGCCCTCCGTTCCATAATCTTATTGCCCTTTCGACATCATTAGTCTTGTTGTGAAATGACTGTATTATCATAAACATCTCTTCTGATTTCTTAGCATCATACCTATCATTATAATGATATCTCTTTTTACCTATTATTCGATTACATTCATCAACACTAATTTTAGACATCTGTAAAATACCTACGTGTTTACCACCTTTACTCACTAATTTCGCATTATGTTTACTTTCAATACGTGCGATGGCGTTGAATAATCTTTTATAATCCGCTTTCTCAGCATTAATCTTAATGACACTAAAATGTAATAACAATACTACTAAAATACTCTTTAAAAACTGTCTTTTTTTCATGCTTTCGTTTAAATTAATTATTTACATCATCTCATAGGTGATTGGTTGAAAGCAGACCGTTTTTAGAAATTTTATTATAATACCAATCCTTAATAATTTGTTTTAAAAATTCCTTTCTGTCACTTTCATCCGAAATCATTCCATGAAATTTATCATCAAGAAATAACAGAAACTCGCTTGGTTGCATTGTCTTTAAAGGTTGACCGCTGCTTGACAACATTACGACTGACGGTGATGTGCAAGGGTAGCCATTTGTATCAATGTCATCCAAGTTCTGTCTCTTAAAATTTTTATCCAAGTATTTCTTGATGAACAAAACTTTATCAGCATTTGGATAAAATGCCTCAGAAATTAATTCTGAAATTATTTCGTTTTCTTTGTTTTCACTTATTACTATGCGTTTCATTCTATTTGTCACACAAGCATCATACTAATAAATAGTCATAAAAATATAACTTCAGCAAATATATTACTTTTTGGCTGAAGTTACAAGATTATAATGTTAAAAATCGTTTTCGGTAAAAATATGAGGCTCATCCCCTTCCAATACAAGGTCTGTAATTTTATCCTCAATATTTTCCTCAATACTTCTTAATATAGGTCTCGCACCGAATTCCCTCTTGTCTTTAACATTGTTAAATATTAGATTAACCATTTTGTCGCTAATAAAGCTATCATCGGTTGAATGACCAATTTCTTCAATGTTTGCCCTCAATTTATTCAATTCCAATTTGATAATTGCCTTGAGATTATCTTCTGTTAAAGTATTGAAATTAATTATATTATCTATACGATTAAGAAATTCAGGCGAAAACTTATTTTTAAGTGCTTTATTAATTATCCTTCTTTTATTGTCCTCAATATCGCCACAATTGAAGCCTATGGGTTTTCCATGTTCAAGACTTTCTCTCGCGCCAATATTCGATGTCATTACCACGATAAGGTTTCTGCAATCAACTTCATTGCCTTTATTATCACTTATTCTACCTTCATCGAATAATTGAAGGAACATATTGAACACTTTCGTATGTGCCTTTTCGATTTCATCTAACAACAGTACACAATACTTTTTTTCTTTTATAGCATTTGTCAGAACGCCACCATCATTATATCCGACATAACCGCTCGAACTACCGATTAATTTATTCGTACTGGTTTCGTCGTTGTATTCGGACATATCGAGCCTTACCATATATTTTTCATCTCCGAAGACTTTCTCTGCAATTTTCTTCGCCATATAAGTTTTACCAGTACCGGTCGATCCTACGAATAGGAATACTATTGGTTTACCCTTGCTGCGGATACCTATACGTTTTCTACGCACTGTTTTGGAGATAATTTTTATCGCCTCGTCTTGACCTATGATATCTTCTTTCAAATTATCCTCCAAAACTCTTAAACGTGCCTTTTCGTTATCGTTTAATTTTTCCAAAGGTAATCCTGATAAGGTTGAAACGACTTCTCTAATATCTTCATCTTTTATTATCAAAGGCTGTTTATCCAATCTATCCTTTTTCATTTCTTCTGATATTCGGTTTTCAAGCTCAATTCTCTTCTTTACAAATTCGTCTAATTTATCGTAATAATCAGTATCATTTTGATTATGATTTTTATAATTAACAAATTGATAAATAAGTTCAGCCCTTTCATCGTTTAATCTATCGAATATACCGTTATTCATCGTTTCGATATTGACTTTCGCTCCAGTTTCATCCATCACGTTTATTGCAGACAATGGGAGAGGGGTATCAGTTAAATAATCCTTTGATAATGAAATACAGGTCTTAATGACATCATCATCATATTTGATATTATGGAAGGTTTCTAATTTGTCCTTTAATTTCGTTAATATTTCAAATGACTGTTCTTTGTCAGGTTCGTCAAGTATAATAGGCTGTATATCATTCTTCAAGAAATAATAGTCCTCACACATTTCATCAAATACTTCTCTTGTCGAAGTACAAATGAAATTAATATTTTTATTTTCCATTATTTTTTTGAAAATTCCCGCAACATCGCTTTCTGATTTGTTCGCAACATTGAATATGGAAGATAAGTTATCGATGAAAAATATGTATTCACCCGATTTTGTTGCATCGTCAATAATGTTTGCCATTTTGCTCTCGAAAACCCCTCTTATTCCTGTATTCATAAACAGTTTATCCATTTCAAGCTCGACAACTTTTTTATCCTCAAAATTCTCAGGTGCCTTTCCTTCCTCAATGAACGATGCCAAATTACGAGCAAAAGACGATTTTCCTACTCCCGATTTACCTATAATAGCCACATTATTACATTTTCTTTTTGAAAACACTTGAAATACTCGTTTATACAAATCATCCCCTTCATAGAAAGGATCCAATTTACCTTCATTATGAAGAGTATTTAAGTTTATTGTATTACGTTCTACATTATTGTCGGTTGTATTGAATTTCTTTTGCTTAATAGTTTCATTATTCTTTTTCTGAATCTGATGGTTTTCTTTATCATTCTTTGGTTTATTCGACGGTTTGTGTGGTCTGAGAGAATAGTAGTAATTAATCAAATAACGATGTATTTGCTGATAACCCACATTAACTATCTTGAAACTATCCGAAATGACGTTTTTCTTCTTGAATACTGCGCACAGTAGATGTGCCGAACTGATATTGTTAGACATTGTTTCATCCGACAATTTCTCAGCATCTTTGACAAAATCATCAAACGTTTTATCTAATGTTACCTTACCTTCAACTAATGGTGATGAATTATCAGACAGATATTTTTGATACCATGATACCATCACATTAATACTGTCACCTAACATTACTCTCGATAATATACGATAAGCTGTACAATCTCTGTTAGTCAACACTGCCAATATAAAATATTCGGGAGTTAATATGCTTTTTGGAAACTCAGAAGATAAATCATCCTTTATATATGTAAAAATATTTTTCAGTTCTTTCGTTATTTCTTTACTCATATACTAATACATTAGTCATTAGTCGTTATATAAATTATAATGTTTTAACAAACTTTTTTCAATCATTCCTGTAATTCTTTGATTTAAAGTAGTATCTTTGCACACGAAAAGATAAAGTATTTTTCTATATGATAGTTTATAACAAATATTTGGATAATCAGGATTACACTTGGTATGATAGTTCCAATGTTATTTTTAGCAAATGCTATGACAACCCTGACAGCAGTTCAAAGACGTTAAAGATAGTGTTTAAAAATGGTCGAACTTACATTTATAAAGATGTAGACATTAATGACTATCTTACCTTTAAGACAGCGCAATCAAATGGACAGAGCGTTAATACCTCGATAATAAAGAAATATAAAGGTGTACGAATTAGTGATACTGATGTTGATAAATTAACGAAACTTAAAGATGACTTCATTGAAAGTGAGAAAAATATCTCAGAGACGCAAATGAAGGACTTGGTGTATAAGGTGGATTATGACGAGAAGAATAGTGAATTTACATTAAAAATTGGTGATAAGGTAATTTATCATGGAAATGAAAATAAAGTATCATTGTTCTCACTATTTAAGTCGATGAATATCGCATACTCATTAAATGTCGTAGATAAAATCGAATATGAAACAGATGAAAATAAAGAAGAAATAAAAATATAGGTCATGGAGAAAAACATTAATACCGTAGACAGACAATACTTGTCGTTATTAAATGATATATTGGAACATGGTGTCGAAAAAGACACAAGAAGTGGTAAAGTTTTATCGTTGTTCGGAAAGACAATGAGGTTTAACCTTAAAGAAGGCTTTCCTTTGTTGACTACAAAGAAAGTGTTCTATCGTGGTATCATCGAGGAATTGCTTTGGTTCTTGAAAGGTGTCTCTAATATCGCATATCTAAAGGAGAAAAATGTCCATATATGGGACAAGGATGCATACCGTTATTATACCGAATTGTGTGATAAGTATAAGTATGAGTATAATCTAGATGATTGTTTCAACGACGATGTTAAAGAGTTTAGGACACAGAAAATTGTACCTATTTCGTTCGATAAATTTATTTCAAAGATAGATGGTGATAATTCTATGCTGTTCGGCAATAGAGATATATACCGTTATGGTGATCTAGGCAATATGTATCCTACTATATGGAGACATTTCGGTAGTAATGACATCGACCAAATTAAATATGTCATTAATGAACTGAAAACTAATCCTTTTTCAAGAAGAATAATTTTAACTTGTTATGACCCTAATTCCGTAAATGAGGCAGCACTTTATCCTTGCCATATTCTCTATGAGTTCAATGTGACAATCGATGAAAAAGGACAGAAATGTCTTAACTGTGTATTAAATTGCCGTTCTACTGATGTACCTCTCGGTTTGCCTTTCAACATTGCTTCTGCGGCATTCTTGGTACACATGTTGGCTCAAGTGGTAGGGATGAATGTTGGCGAATTACTTTATGTAGGTTGCGACTGTCATATCTATTGCAATCAAATAGATGCTGTAATGGAACAATTAGCCCGTGATCCTGACAAATATACGTTACCTACGTTAAAATTGAATACAGATGTTAAAGATATTGATGACTTTACATATAACGATTTTGAAATTCAAAACTACAATAGTTACCCGTCAATTAAAGCCCCATTATCAGTAGGATAAAATATTAATAGAAAAATAGAACATTTTTATGGAAAAAAAGAACAATACAGTGACGTCGTTGGCCAATATCGCTAACGATGTTTATGCAAAGGTAAAAAAAGACACAATGCTCAGTATCAAGGGTCTTCAAGAAAGAATGAAACTCAGTGATGATGAAATGTGCCTAATATTAGGTTTAACAGAAAAAGACTTTTCAGCACTGATGGACGAACGTCTTTATTATGTAATAAAAGTCGACACGTTAATTAGAATACATCTTTTATTAAATCGCTGCATAATTACGTTGAAGAAACCAGAGAAAGGTGATATTGATATTATTGAGTTCGTTCAGCGTTTCAAGCAGGAAGAGATAAATGACAGCGTACAAAGGTTACTGGATACTCTTGGAATTAAAACGGCTGATGAAATTAATTGCTTTACGGATTTCTTGTTACAAAACGCCGCAAAATTTCAAGATGAGAATAGTCAAATAATTAAATTAAGAGTATAATGGCAGTAAGAAGAAAATTAGATTTTACACCAAGTCCTTATCAAGAAAAGATATTTGATTTCATAACAAATGGTAGCGGAAATGCAGTTATTTCGGCGAAGGCAGGTAGTGGGAAAACTTTTACTATCGTAAATGCAATGAAACTTATTCCGAAAACGAAGAAGGCAATTTTTATTGCCTTCAATAAATCCATTGCAGATGAATTGAATGAAAAATTAAAGAGTAATTCAAATTGTATGGCGTATACGACGCATAGTTTAGGTTTCAGAATGATACGTCGCAATCTTGGTAATGACATTATAGTTGATGAATACAAATACCGAACATATCTTAAAGGTAATTTCCTAGATATAACGGGTATTAATAATGGAGAAACCAATATTGAAAAACATCAGATTAACGAGTATACTGAGAATATCTTAACTTTGATTGATTTTTCTCGTTTGTCATTATGTGAAACAGATGACGATATTAACAATGTAATTGAACGTTATGATATTCCTATAATTGCGAATGAAGTCGAAGTTGTCAAACGTTGTCTGCAATGGGGCAAAGACAATGTAAACAGCATCGATTATGCCGATATGTTATGGTTGCCTACGGCATTGGATTTAAAACCATTAGGGATGGTATACGATTGGGTATTCCTTGATGAGGCTCAAGATAGTTCTGTCGCAGCGATAGCCTTATTCAAAAGATGCGTTAAGCCTAATGTTGGCAGATGGGTCTGTGTAGGTGATGAAAAACAATGCATAAATCTCTTTGCTTGCTCGCACGAGGACAATTTTAAGAAACTTTGCGAGAGTGAGAACACCCAGGTATTCAATTTACCTGTCTCGTACCGTTGTGGTAAAAAAATTATTGAATTTTCTCAGTCTATTGTCAAAGATATTCTTGCGAAAGATGATGCCATTAATGGTGAAATCAGAAATGGATGTAAACTTTCTTGTCTTAAAGATGGTGATATGGTATTGGCTCGTTCAAAAGCACCATTGTTAAAAGTATATGCTAAACTCATAAAAAAAGGCATAAATTGTTATATTAAAGGTCTCGATATAGGCACTAACCTAATTAATTTACTCGATAGTGTAAAGTTCGAGAAATTAAATGTTACATTAAAAGAAGATGGAGTGTTCGCAAGATTATATGATAAACTATTTGATGCAAGGGATAAACTCGTTGAAAAACGTGGTCTCGACATTGATGATGCGACATTATCATCATATATAATGGAACAATATGATACGCTCAAGGCGTTGGAGGTGTTGGCATTTAATTGTACTTCAAAAGCAGAACTTAAGGAACGTATACGAAAGATTTTCAAAGAGGAATCCAAAGGGGTATGTTTATCAACGATACATAAATCTAAAGGTCTTGAAGCTGACAATGTATATATATTGTGTCACTCATCAATGCCGTCAAAGAATTGTCATCACGAATGGGAAAGAATACAAGAAAAAAATCTGATGTATGTCGCATACACGAGGGCAAAAAAAGTCTTGGGCTTTATCTCAGAAAAGGAAGTACCACCTACCGGTAGTATGTCAGAGCCTGAAGATATAATCAATGAATTGAATTATATCGAAACAAAGGTCTGTACCCTTATAGGTCGTGTACCTTTGCTGAGAAATGACAGTGTCGAAATGGCAAAAGCTCGTCTAAAAAAGATGGAAAAAGTTGAACTACCAAAAACGAAGAAAGAAAAAAAGATGAAGACAGTAGCTAATAAAAAAGACAGCAATAATAAACTGCTGTCTGATTTGGAAGAATTATTTTAGACTTTTTGTGGTTCGTAACCGTCTACCTCCATTATTTGAGGGGTAGGCGGTTCTATATTTTCTCTAAATGACATATTTTCATTAATATCGAAACCTTGTTCGGCGGTTTCTTTATACTTTGCATTGCGCTGTTCATAGAAAGAAACACATTCTCTCTGTTCGTGAATATTATATTCAAATGGGTTATTCATTATGCAAAAAAATTATTTAATTTTATTATTTATTGTATTCAATAAATCAGTTTGAGTATCCTGACTATTCTTGATTGACACAATATTATTCGCTGCCGTGCTTAACTTGGTATCAATGTCATTAAGTTTTTCCATTACTGCGTTCTTTGCATCAGTAACTTCGTTGGTTGTATGTTCATTGACGTTTTCACGAGTTTCCTCGTGTTCATTAATGATGTGTTGCTTAATCTCTTTTTTCCATGCACGTTCTTCCTCTTGAAGAGTATAAATATTGCCGATAATCTTATCGTCAATACCTTTTACGTCACTCTTGACAACTGCTGGGTTATTTTCACAGAAGCCATAATCATAGTAATTGTTATGCATTGTATTCTCCTAACTTTAAATTATTCAATGACTTTATTTGCTCGTTCAAATCACTAAATTTCTGCTCAAAGTCAATCTCATTGAATTTATTATCAGTGTGTTGATTAATGTTGTCTATTGCTTTCGCTATCTCCTCTTTAGTGTCAGCGTGAAATGCGACACATTGACTTTTGCCTTGCTCAACCTTTTCGATTATCTCATTTTTTGCGCTCTCAATATGGCAATTTGTGTGACATAATCTGTGTTTTATGTCGCACATATTTTCGTTTACGCTATCACGTATTGTCGTAGATATATGTCCAGAATCCATACCATCTAACTTTGTGTCCAGATACTCCTTAATCTGTTCACAACGAGAAGATAATGGTGTATAGTCACCATAGTCATATCGTCTTAAATCGCTAGTATTATCCATTTGGTAAATAACTTTATAATTAACTATATATAAATAGTCTTATGAGGCTATATTTATTGAATAATACAAACACTTATCAAGAATGAGATTATTCGCAAAAATACATACTAATGGCAATACCATTAAATTAACTGAAAGCCAATATGAAACCATTAAAGACCTCATTGACGAAGGATATTACGATGACTCGGCTACGCCTTTATTTTCAAGAAATAAAACAAATCGTGAACTTGGGGTAAATCCATTAGCAGTCGACAACGGGGGGCATACACCAAATGATGTTTTAAGGCAACCATCGACAGTAGATTATAATGGGGCAAACTTCAAAGGGGTAAATATCATAGTATCAGACAATAAATTTATGTTCTATAAGGTAAAGAACTTTGGAACTGATAAAATCAGCAGTACCTTGCAATTGTTCGGCCGTGGAGCAGGAGGTGAAAAAGGTCTCAGGACGGCAATAGATACCTTGAATGGTGCAGCAGTAAGAAACGGAAAAACATTACGTTTTAGGACGATTACATCTGAAACATTCAAGAATAAATCAAAGATGACCGACCATATGAGCAATACCTTTTGGGAATTTTCATATGACAATGGAAATACATGGTTTATTTTGAAGCCTCACCCAGTACAACATATGCAACAAAGTAAAGTCGTCATTAAAATGTAATTTTTATAAATGTGACTAATACTTATATAATATTAAACATTTAATTTATCTATGAAACAGACTTTTAGACTTACTGAGAGTGAATTACACAACATCATCAGTGAATGTATAACAGAAGCAATAGAAGACGAGGGGTTAGGCTCGTTCCTTGGAGGTATGGCTAAAAAATTCGGCCGTGACGCAGGCTCTGCAATGTCCAATATGAAAAACCGTGTGGTACAAGGTACCAAGAACATGGGCAATCGAATTGCAAACAGCGCACAGAATGCTTGGCAAGGAGCAAAAGATTACGGTCAGTCACTTTATGACGCAGGTGTGCAACAGTCAAACATTAGTGATGCACAAACAGCCATTAAGACAATTCAAAGTCTCGTACAGAAAGGTATCTTAGGACAGAACATCGCCAATATGGTTATTGGAAACCTTAGAAAATACGGTAATCAGTAAACATTTACCGTTAAAAATGAAATAATTGAATGCTTTTTAAACTTTTTTAAGTCGGAATATTTTGGGTATTCCGACTTTTTTTATACCTTTGCAATATTAATTCAATTAAACAATAAATTAGATTATGTATTTACTCGGTGTTTTTATCGCATTTTTTGCTACCCTTGTATGGGAGAGTATCTTTTACCATCGTAATGATGGAGGTTTGAAATCAATGACCAAACGTGAATGGTTAGAAGATATTTTAATATCTTTGACATCTTGGCTTGCCGTATTCCTCGTTGGACTTGCATTTTACATTGCAATTGACCATAAGGAAATATTTGAAAAGATTACCAATAGAAAATTATAATATTATTCTAATGACAGAATTCTTAATCTATTATCTGATAGCTTGTGTACTGATATTCATATGGATGGTGTGTGACCTTAAATATTATGAAATACGTGATACATTAAAGTATTATCACACAATGAACAAGCGTATTGAAGAAATTAATGATAAAATAAAGAATACCGATAAGGATGATATCGAGCAAATTAATCATTTGCTTGACGAGAAAACTTATTGGGAGAATTTGAATAAAGATAAAGAAAAGGTAAAGTGTTTGTTACATTTGAAAAAATATATGTAATTTTCTTGCTTTAGAAATTTTTTTTAATCAAAATGATAGATTATTATAACATACGACAAATTAATAGAATATATGTTGTCGAAGAAGCCATATCAGACAAATGGAAACATTATCCAATTAATAGCGTAAAAGGCATCATAAATTGGATATTCCGTAACAAATTATATTCATTAAACCGAAATGCCGATGTGTATCGTCCATCAAGGTATTTTATGCATAACGAGACGATACCTTATTATACTGAGGATAACATAAAAGGACATTTAGATTCTTTTGAATATTATGACCCCATTACCAAAGAGATAAAAGTATATCCTAAAGTAGTTTTGAAATTATCCGATGGTACCAAGACTGAAATCGGATTTAAGACTAATGTTGGAGCTAAAGAATATGCAAAGGCTTTAGTTGAAAAATATGACAATTATTTCTTTTCCTTCAATAAGGATTAAGATATATTAACAAATTATATTTTGTTAATTCGAAAATAGTTCATACCTTTGCAACCGTAAAACAAAACGAGGGGATTTGTAGTGCTTGCACCTCGATAAAAACGCTAAAAATCTATTTTCAAAGACAGATTCCACTACATAATATTAATTTAAATAACATTTTAAAAACAATTAATTTTATGTGTAAAAAAATTATTACAAGTGAATTTGTAAGCTGTGGTCATCCTGACAAAATTGCTGATACCATCGCCGATAGCCTATTGGATGCATACCTCAAGGGCGATAAGAATACTCGTGCAGGTATCGAGGTAATGGTTAAGGATAATATTGTTGTTCTTGGAGGTGAGGTGTCATCAAATGCTGTTATTAACTATGATACAATTGTTCGTTCAGTGTTTAAGGACTTGTGCTTCCCTTCAAATCACCATCTTCAGCCTGAGAATATTAAGATTATTAACCTTATAGGAAAGCAGTCATCGGAGATTCATAATGGTGTGGATAAGAGTGATGAGATTATTGGTGCTGGTGATCAAGGTTTTGTCGTGGGTTTTGCCTCTGATGATACTGATGTATATATGCCTTTGGGACACTATTTGGCAAAGGAGATTTGCCAATGGGTCGCAGAACAGAGAGATAAGGGTCTTGGTCCTGACACTAAATCGCAAGTAATTATCGAACATGATGGATACGAGAACAAGGTTAAGTACATCCTTGTGTCAACGATGCATGATAAGAATGTCGACGTTGAGACGGTTAGAAATACTGTGAAAGAAGCTATATTCAGTAACGCCGTCAGCATAGATAATAAAACATTTGATAAATACCTCAAGGGAAGAGAGAGCGATATTGAAGTCGCAGTCAATCCATGTGGTGCTTGGCATATAGGTGGCCCAATATCTGATTGTGGCGTTACTGGCAGAAAACTTGTAGTTGATCAATATGGAGGCTATTCCAACATAGGTGGAGGTGCCTTTGGGGGCAAGGAATATACTAAGGTTGACCGTTCTGCTGCTTATATGGCAAGGTATATTGCCAAGAATATCGTTGCATCTGGTATTGCAAAGACGGCCAAAGTCGAATTGTCATATGTGATTGGTGTACCTGAACCATCATCGGTGAATATCGAACTTGGAAGCGCAATCGAGAGTGTTAATATTGAAGCCCTTAAAAAGTGGATACAAAAGAAAGTCAATTTGACTCCTTATGGTATAATGACAAAGTTCGATTATTCGTTCCCACGTAATCAATTTAACGAAATTTATGGATTTTATGGTGTTGACGTGAATGAAAATAAAGATTTGGAAAGTTTTTATCCTTGGGAAAAGATCGATTTGGCAGATGAAATCGCCAAAGAATTTAAGTAAAATAAATTGAATAAAATAATATATGACGGGCAAGGTTTGTTCGTTATATATTTATTTAATATCAAATAATTTAAAAGTATGACTAATAAAGAAATAAACGAATATGCTTTCTTCAAAAAAGGGTTAAGACTAATAAACGAGGCAGGAATTAATCGTATACTTAGTCATGGTAAATATGGTTTTATAATAATTTCAGCAAACCGTAGTGAAATTTCAAGCAGTAATCCTCATAATGATTTGACTGGAAAATACGAACAGTGGTGTAATGAAAATAAAATTGATAACCCGTCAGATTTCGAGGTAATGAAGCAATGGCTTTCACAGCGTAATAAACAAGCTGAAGCCGATTTAAAGGATGAATTGAAGAAATCTCCATTCGCATATACCCCGGTATTCGGAGGTTATCACGGAAGTGATGATGTTACTGATAGCTTTGAGCCGTCATACATTGTATACTGTCACGGTAAACATTATGCGACCGACTATTATCCATTCGAGAAATTGTTCAAATTCGCATTACATTTGTGTAATGAATATCAGCAAGACAGCGTTTATATTCAAGCGCCTGACGAAGCTCCTATATGGGTTAACGGAGAAGGTGTAAAAATAAACAAAACGTCCACTAAAAAATTTAAAATAAATGACTTCTCACAAACATATTATACAACTGTAAATAGAAGTAAACGAGATACCAAGGAAATGGGTCTTGACACTAAGCCACAAAGATTCACGGCAGATATTCAGTTTGAAAGTAAAATGTATACTGTACCGGGTCCAAGTACTTACTTTGATAGAATGAAAAGAGAAACACTCGGAGAGGTATTTTTAAATAATTAAATATAAATTTTAAAACAAAAAATATGGCAACTATATTAAACGAAAATAAGCTAAAGAGTATCATCCGTGAAAGTATTAACAAAATGCTCAATGAAAGTACCCTTAACCGCATCGAAGAATATATCAAGAATGAGGAATGCGCAATAATAACAGCGTGGCGAGACACATTACAAAATGTGACAAAAGAAACCTTTACACCTAAACACATTACTCACGAAAAAGGGCATCGAGGAAACAAGATTGTAACTGATGCAATGTTTAATGTCGGTGACAAATTTAGTACCGAAGAAAAAAAGTTTTATAATCGTGAATTAAAGGCTAAGTTACTTAAATATGGTTATGGCGTAACGCAGGTTCGAGGCACATACCGTGAAAGTGGCATCGAAGGGCAAGAAGAATCCTTATTTGTCGTCAATCGTAATAATGACCCTAATTTCAAGGATGTCTTATTTAAACTTTCTGAATATTATAATCAAGATTCTTTCTTGTATTCGCCAAAAGGAACAACAGAGGGTTATTTGATAGGGACTAATACATATGATTATCCTGGTTATAAGAATACTGTTCGCAGTGGACAATTTCGTAAAAATATACAATCGATGTTTATGAGTCGAATAGGTAATAAAGGCTTCAGCTTTACTGATGGTAAAGAAATAGATAAGACTGATCCTGATAGGTTTAATAAATTGGATAATGGCGACAATAATTATGAAATCGATAAACCCATGACATTCAAAGATAGAAAGCAAGAACGAATAAAAGGACTTAGTAATGAAAGTATTGAACGTTTATTGCGTATAGAAACTTATGAAGCGGCATCAATCAATGGCAAACATGCTATCTGCATATGTGCAAGAGGTCTATAATAAAATATTATTCTAAATTAAATGTCAAAAATATATAGTGATTATCGTGATAGGTTTAAACGATTAGTTGAATACACGGTGCATAACGATAAAGGCACTGTCGAGATTGGTGTTGATAATGCTGACACTAACGGGTGGCAGTTCATAGGTGAAATTATATATGGAGGTTCTGATTGGCGTAAGAACGAAAGAAAATACATCCTATGTTATCCCGACTATACAGAAGAAATCATTAATTCAATAGGATTTAGTAGTTTCATAGGTAATTACCTTTCTATAAACGCTGACCCTAAAGGCTCTGATGGTGGAAAATACTTTTATTCGCTGTTTGATAGTCGTTTCGATAAAATAAGACTCAATGATGAATATAAAAATGGTATATTTGCATTGATATTTAAAAACTATCTCGTCGATGACGGTGATGATGCTACTCAAGGTTATAGAGAGCAGAAACATCAAGAGTTTATGGGAAAGGTATTCCAAGTGGGCGACAACGTTATAATGCATCATAATAGTTCGGCGAAGATAACCGATGGCGTTATTAAACCAGGGATGCCTAAGAATAGTTATTCAAACAACAATGATTGGGGAATATATTTTTGGGCGAGTCGCAATAGTGGTGCTGATCAATCTAGCGGAGGAGAATATACCTATTATTGTATTGTTCCTATCGAAGAAACTTATGATGTCGAAAACAATATTGAGAATTTTAAGAGTGATAAGGAAGCAATAACTAAATATCCATATCAATTAAAGGATTGGAAGAATGGTCAAGCTATCGCTTGTCAGACGAACAAGCCTACACCAATATGGAGAATTAGGTCAAACTCTAACGGTAAATGGTTTGACAATGAATGGCAAGAGGTTGAAAAACCAAGTATTTTAGATTAATTAACGATAAAGATTATAATGTTGTCACAAAAAAGTACTACCTTTGTGACAACATTTTATATATAAGATGACATATGAGTAATAATAAAGGCAATGGTGCATTAGCTCTCATGCTAAAAGCTGCGTGCGCTGATGGCAATGCAATGGAATTATTAAATAAAGAGTAAATTGCCAATGACTGCAAGAAAAACTACGAGGCAATTTATCTTAGAGGCAAAAAAAGTACATGGAAATAAGTATAATTATTCAAAGACAAAATATATTAACGCAAAAGTCAAAGTCTGTATTATATGCCCCGAACACGGAGAATTTTGGCAGACACCGTATAAACATTTAAATGGGCACGGATGCCACAAATGCTGTAAGACCGGTATTAAGTACACCACAAAAGAATTTAAAGATAAAGTGAATGAGATACATAATGGAGAGATATATGTCGCTAATGACGCACTCTATGTTAATTCTCACACGAATATAAAAATGATATGCCCTAAACATGGTGAATTTTGGACGAAGCCTAATTACATTCTTAGTCGTCATGGCTGTCCGAAATGTGGTATTAAAAAGGTAAAGGAGAAAATGAGTTTCACAATTGAAGACTTTATTAAAAAGGCTAAAGGCATTCATAAAGACGAATATGATTATCAATTAAGTGAATACAATGGATACGATATGCCTATTAAGATTATTTGTCACAAAGCAGATAAAAATGGAAAAGAGCACGGAGTATTTTTACAGTCACCGCATTCACATTTATCAGGGCATGGCTGTCCTTTATGTAAAATGAGCAATTTGGAACGGAAAATATATTGCTTATTAAAAGAATATAATATAAAATTTGAATATGAGAAAAATTTTAAATGGTTAGGCTTACAGACATTAGACTTTTACCTACCTGATTATAATGTCGCTATTGAATGTCAAGGGATACAACATTTTGAACCTTGCAATTTCGGCAGTACTATAAAAACGCCTCAAGAAATGTTTGATTATGTAAGGGAATGCGATAATAGAAAATATAAATTATGTAACGAAAATGGTGTAAGATTGTTATATTACAAACAAGGTAAATTACCTTCATGGGTGATAAATGCAGATGAATATTATTCGAATAAAAAAAGATTAATTAAATCAATAATAACAAATGGAAAATATAAAGATATTTAATGAAGATTGTAGAGAAACTATGAGGAGGCTTAAGTTAAATAACGTAAAAGTCGACCTTACTGTAACTTCGCCTCCATATGATGATTTGAGAACTTATAATAATTCATCTGAATGGAATTTTGACATTTTTAAACAAGTAGCTCAAGGATTATGGGATATTACTTCGGATGGTGGCGTAGTTGTGTGGGTCGTTGGTGATGCAACCATTAATGGTAGTGAAACTGGTACTTCTTTCAAACAAGCCCTCTACTTTATGGAACTTGGCTTCAAATTACACGATACTATGCTGTATGAAAAAAATAGCTCATCGTTTCCGTCCTCAAGAAAAAGTAAACGTTACACTCAAATTTTTGAATATATGTTTGTGTTCGTCAAAGGTAAAATAAGAACTTGTAATCTTATCTGCGACAAACCTAATAAATGGGCAGGACATACCAATTGGGGAAATAATACACAATATAATAAGGACGGTGAGTTAATACCAACGAACAATATTAAACCAGTTCCAGATTTTTCACCACGTAACAACATATGGAAATATACCGTAGGCTTTAATGTTAATGAAGGTAAACATCCTGCGGTTTTCCCATATAAATTGGCGGAAGACCATATATTGACTTGGAGTAATGAAGGTGATACAATCTTTGATCCATTTATGGGCAGTGGTACAACAGGCTTTGCTGCCATTCATAACAATAGGAAATTTATTGGCTGCGAAATAGATAGAACGTATTTTGATGCCTTCGAACAGAATTATAAGAAATATCAAAAAAGGTGGGAAAAGGAGACTACTAATTGATATGTGTCAAAAATACATCATTTTTAACGAAAAATATTTGGATATTTGGGCATAATGTAGTATCTTTGCAACGTCTTTTTAAAAGATAGACATAATTATTTTAATAATTTAAATTTTTAATAAAAAAAAATGAAAAAGATTTTATTTTTTGCTATCACTATGGTAGCACTTAGTTTTGCCACTTCTTGTGGTAGTTCAGCAACAAAGTCATCAGATGAGGTTGACTCAGTAAAGGTAGACACTACAAATGTAGATTCAGCAAGTGTTGATTCTACAGCATTTTCAAAGTAATTAGGTTTACTTTGTGACAATGATTCGCACAATGATTTTAATATCATTATGCGAATTTTTTATTTTTATAAACCTATTCGATGCTTGAAATCCTTAATACACTCCTCTTTATTGTAATTTGCATCACGTCCATTTCCAGGATCGTAATATCTTACCTTATTGAGGAATTTAGTATCCTCTTCATCATCATTACCTAATGCAATCTTTCTGAAACGGTCGAACGCATTACCCTTGGTTGGGATATAACCTCTGAATTCTTTTCCGTCCCAATACACGACGAAAAATATGGCAGCTTCCCAATCTCCACCGAATTGACCTTGTATAAATGGAACACCATCAGCAGTTTTAATGTCTCCTATTATATCGAAATTTTCTTCATCGTGTTCGATTTTATTTAAATCGTTTTTCAAATGTTTCGGGGCGTTCGAATTGTACCTCATTGCCCCAATAAATTGACCGGCTGTGATTTTCTTATTGTCGTATTTATTTGGGTTATCACTTTTACGACAATGTTTCTTATATACCTTACCCATATTAGCTGTGAATTCATCTATCGAAATCTTTGGGGCAGTCCTACTATTTTGTGGATAATCAACATCCATATTCGGTCATTTATATGTAATCGTTTTAGCTATAGCTTCTCTTATTATACTTCTTAAACTTTTTTCATTTAAGTTTATTAACATCTTATTTAACTTATTTTATAATAATAAATATGGTGATTTCATTATAAAATATTACTTTTGCAATTGATAAAAAGTTTGTTTAAATTTTAAATTTACGAGTCTCATGATATTTGGATACGCAATAATGCAACCAAGAATACAATGCGATTTAGATACCGATTATCAAGAAATCGCAAGATCGGGATTGAAACGAATACGTTTATTTTTGAATGAAAAAGAACGAGATGAATCGGCTGAAAAAGTAAGGTATGATAGTCGTTACGACTTAGAAGCTGAAAAATTCATAACAAAATCGAATCAAGGTAAACTTAAGATTATATCATATAAGCAATATTATGAAATGGTACAAAGAATTAGACAACTAGAGGAAGAGCTATCTAAATATAAAAGCAATGAACAATAAAATTAAAACAGGATATTTTTTCGGCACATTCAATCCGATACATAATGGTCACTTATCGATGGCAAATTATATATTGGATAATACGGATATTGATAGAGTGGATTTCGTGATAAGTCCAAATTCACCATTTAAAGAACATTCAGATATGTTATTAGATTTCCCACATCGATGCAATCTAATCAGAGAGGCTATAAAAGATAATGGTCGACTTAATTACAATTGTATTGAATATGAATTACTCCACGAAAGTCAAGAAAATCGGATATATACTTGCGATACCTTAAATAAATCGCAAGAAATCGAAGGTAAAGAATACGAAATTGCTTTAATTTTAGGCGAGGATAATTTTGCAAATATTGAAAGTTTTAAAAATTACTATCAGATTTTGAGGAATTTCGAAATTTATGTATGCCCAAGGACTGAAAAGTTAGTAAAATTGGATTATAAAGTTACTAATTTTAACAAATATGGAAAAATCAAAGGCGTAAATTTCTTAAATTCGATGCCGATCAATACCGTCAGTTCAACATTCATTAGAAATGAGATTAAAAATAGGCATTTCAATACAATTTCAAGCCTTTTACCAAAAAAAGTAATTAATTTAATAAAATATGGAAAATTATATCAATAGAGAAAGTAAGATTTTATATCTTACATTGAAGAAACAATGGTTCGATTTAATTAACAGCGGAAATAAAACCGAGGAATATCGTGAAATAAAGCCGTATTGGACTAAACGTCTTGAAGACCGTAAATATGACTTCGTTGAATTTCGTCACGGTTATAGTTCAGATGCACCTAAAATGTTGTTCGCTATAAAAGACATTACAATTTCGACAGGAAAAATCGAATGGGGTGCCGAAAAGGATGTTAAATATTATGTAATTAAACTAGGAGAACGATTGGTTCTATCGGAAAATAAAAACATTTAATCCTTCAGCTAAGATAATTTTTGTCGCCCCAATTCCTAATAGGGTGAAAACCGAGGATAATAGATTGATAGTTAATAATAGAACCACGATAGCTTCTACTGTAATTTCTCAGTTTTCGAAGAATCACATTGATTGCTATTTCGTCGAGACACCTTTGTTGGATACCGGTTATTATCAAAGAGATAACATTCATCTGACGAATCAAGGTTATCGTAAATTAGGAAATAAAGTGGGCACTGAAATCAATTCCATTTTACGGAAAATATCAAGCTACTAAACATATTATATAGTAACTTGATACCGTAAATTATTTATTTGCGAAATATGCCTTTAAAGCCGCCTGTGCCTTTTCTTTTGAAGCATATTTCGCTTTCCAATCACCATCTTTCTCGTTATCGCCTTTCCCCTTGTGACCACGGATTTTCCATACACCATTTTCCTTATGGATAACATTACTTAATTCTTCCCTTATAAGGTCTCTTAATTTATTTTCATCTATTTTAATTGACATCATCATTAAATAAGCATTATCTTTAATAGATAAATATTTATTATTATAATAAATATTAAACTCTCGCTATGAAACAAAATACTTTAAGAAAAAGAATTATGAACGAGGTTAAGACACAAATCTGTAATATTGTAAATGAAGAAATAACCAAGATTACTGAAAGACAGAAACTCAAGAATAAAATTAAGCCTCTTGTCACAGAAGAATTGAAACGTATGGTCAACGAGGGAAAGGACTATGCGAAACTTCAAGAGGTTATTTGGGTTGATGGCAGTAGTGGCCGAGGAGATGAAAATGATATGGAGACGCTTAACCAAATGTATGATAACAATGACTATCAAGGAATGTTAGACTATTTGGCACAATGGGACTATGGTGAAGACAGTGGAGGCGAGATATATGATGACGTGCAACAGTATGACGACGTTCTATTAGAAACACCTGAATATATCCTCGTTACAGTAGACCCTATTCATTATATGGGAGATAGGGCATACGGTCTCTATGTAAAGATTTCGGCAGACGAAGCCAAACAAAGAGGATTACTTTAAAAGCATTAACGTCTATTAACGGAAATTCCTTGGAGTTTCCGTTTTTATTTTGTACCTTTGCACCATAAGAATTAACAAGCACTATGGCAAGGCGTAAAATTATCAAAGAGACAATCGATAGATTAAAGTCAGATTTCTACGATGTTGACAATGAATATTTAAGGCAATATTCAGATGAAATTCGTTATGAATTTTCATCAAATGGAAGAATGAAAAAAACGAAACGTAGAAGTTTCGCATGGGTAGTAAAGAACGCATTGAATGAAATCAAGACCGACTTCGAAAAATATACGGATGGTAATCCCACGATGACTTTCGAAGACCTTAATATCTCATTGAATGGTGAATTGGTCGATGAATGTTTCAAAAAGTACTGTGATGAATCCTTTAATATTTGAAACCGTTCTTAGGGGCATTTATTACCTGACCAATTCCTTGACTATATGAAGTCCTCATCTTACCGAAAGTTATTGGTATAAGATATTTTACACCCAATTTTGTCAATTGGTAACATATATCACTCAACGTTGCGCCTCCTGATATATTATCATCAAAAATAACTACGATACTGTCATCGGTATTCCCCAATTCGTCCTTCGCCACCTTATCGTTAATGGAGAAATAATTACGTAAGGCCATTCGACTATCGTTTCCTAATTTTTTAATTTGGAAATTTGCAGGCTGCCACATACAGATATCATATGGCTTTAGAGGAATACCGTCTGTCATATTATAATCTTTCAGTATCTGTAATACTCTTTGTGTTCTACCTTCGATTGAAGGTCCTTTTGAATACTTAATTGCTTCGGCCACCTTTTTTAAATGAGGTTTATGATATTTATTCGCAATGGTATCGTAGTATTCAGCAACGACAGTTATATTCTTGACTGCATCCTGATATTCAATATATAAGTCGTGTAATCTCTTGATTGATTTTAAAGTGGGTTCACCATATTTTTCTGGATTACTAAGTCTTGATTGCACATAGTTTAATTGATACAAAAGGGTGCCTGTTTGTTTACGATTTTCAATCTTAGTAAATTCATTCGCTTTATCAATTTCAGCCTTAACAGATTCTAATCTGGACATACGATTCAAGTCATTGTCTACTGCTTGCATATGACTACCTCCATTACCACCTTTTTTCCAACGGTTTGAATCATAGTAGTCTTGATTTTTGGCAATAAAATCATCATCTTTCTCAATATTGGTAGTATCTTTCCTTAAAAGGTTACTATTGATTATCGAAACCGGTAGTCCATCTATGGTATGGCTATTCTTTACGATACGATTAGCCATCTCGGTATTAAAATTACTGCTCGAAGGAACAGGATATACGTATACTCGTGAAAATGTAATGTCTTTATTATTACCAATGAATTGACTTGCACGATAATTTACGACGGCATCCACCTTATCCAAGAATTGCTGCATAAAGTTCCTAAATTCAGTGTCCTGCATTTCCAAGTCATATTCGGTATCACCTAATTTTATTCTTGTTTCTTCATTATTGAATTTGCGCTTAAAATAATGCATTACTTCAGTTCCATTAATATCAGTGATGTTATACGACGTGATACCTCCCTTTAGTTTAACCTCATAGGTCGATTGACCGTTTCCATTATCCATTAGATTTGTCTTCAGCATATCAAGAGATGTCATGTTCCCATGATTTCTTGTAAGACCTCCTGTATTGTTTCTTTTGTAGGTCAGATTCGCAATATTTTTGTTCTTGCCGTTCGATACACCATTGATGAAGACATCCTCAGCTATGAGATTTATGTCATTTATATATCTATAATATACATCTTCGTTTATCTTGATAGTTTTCACCATTTACAGTTCTTAGCCAATGTAATTATAAATAGTAGACAAAAATCCTTAGGCATTTTAAAGATGCCTAAGGAAACGAATATATAATACGAGAAAGTCTTTTTTAATCAAGTACTATGATTGATAACGATTTCATTTCAGGTGCGTTACGATTTGTTCCTTGACTTGGTATAACAGCATCAGGTGAACTTGCAGCATCTTTCAATTGTTTTACTAGATCCTCGAATGAAGAAGAATCTTTGCCATCGGCATTTACGACATATCTTACGCCTGTTTGCCCTTGCGAATTTGAAACATCATAACTTGCACTGTAAGACCATCCGTTGCGCTCAAGGATATCGTTGAAATCATAAAAATCCAATGAGGCGTTATCTTCGGACTCATCCAATTCATTGTCATTTCCATAATTCCAATCCTTGAAGTCCTCCCTTATATTTCCTTTGCGAGTTTTACCTTCAATAAGGCATTCATCGCCATTACTCCAATTGGCATCATCGTCAGGATCGATACCTAATCTTTTGAGACCTCTTAGAGTAATTATCTTTATCTTTTTAGGGTCAAGTTCATTGTCAAGTAAATCATCGGTAAAATAGTCTTTCTTGAATCTCCTTAAGTCCTCAGGATCGTATCCATTATAATCCCAAGCGTTTATTATCTTACCCGTTAATTTTGAGACTGCGAAATAATTGTAACTGCCTTCGTCTGGTGTATTATTAAATCCTTCAAGACATAAGTTCTTAACCTTATTGCAACGAGGATCAACGCCATTACGTATCATACACTCCTTCATTAATTCATTTGTCCTCTGAGAGATATATTCTTTGATTTCTTTGCGATTAAAATTCTGCATAATTTCGATATAAATATTATATTATATAAATATAACAGTATTTTTCAATTTAATGTTTTTGCTTCATTTTAATATGTCTTTAAAATGAAGCAATTTTATTAAAATTACAAATTATTTATGAATATAAATAATTCAAAAAGATAATGATAATAAAACTTTCGAGAAAACAGCTTGATGAGGTCAGATATATAGACGCAGCCAATCGGGATATGACATCACGGATGGATAGACCTTATCGTAAAGATTGGCAAGAAAAATATAACCAACAGCCAATCACGAATAACGATAAAATCAGAGTGTACCATGGATGCTCATTGAAAACTGCATTGGATATATGCAAGAACGGAACGAGTGGAAAAGAATATCATCCACGTACTTACTCGTATGAGAACGGAATGAATCCATTGGGCATCTTCGTAACTGTTAATTTTGACAAAGCCAAGGATTTTGGCTATGACCCAAAGGCGATGTGTATTCTTGAATTTACAGTAAAAGCCTCTGATTTGGAAGCACCTGTATGGAATAACTCAGATTCGTATTTTGGCCAAGGGTCAAACCCTCAGCCATTTAGAGATGCAGATGAAAGAAAGAAGCAGAAACAGAAATATGATGACGATGCAAGAAATTTTCCTGATGAGACATATTGGGATTATAATAAGAAAAAAGATGTTAAATTAGACCGTAGCTATATTCGTAACTCTGACAAACCCGCAATGGCTAAAAGTGTATTCGACAACTATGAACACCAAGCGTTATTTATGGGCGACCTTAATCCGAACATGATAAAATATGTATGGGTCTGTGAGAATGGTCAGAATCAATATCAACGATATACTGAAAAAGACTTTTTAATAAAATATAATACCGATGATAATGGCAAAAAGAAATTAAGACTTCGTAAGGATAAGCTGTTTCTACCGGATGAAAGTGTCAAATCTTGGGATGAGGTAATTAATCGAATTGTAAAACGAGATGAAGGAAGTCCTTGGGCAATGAGTAAGGAAGAGGTAATTAACGTATTCAAAGAATACAATATAATGGATAATCCAAACTCAAGCTTTGCATTGGATTACATTAAGCAAATATTTTGGCCTAGACAAATAATCCAATTGTACGGTAAGGATTTCTTTAATAAGAATTTTAATCACCTTGAACAAGACTTTAACGAAAACCTTACGTATAATGATAGTTTTATATTGACCGAAGGCTCTTGGGGATATGAACTTAATCAAAATGACTCTACCCTTGATACTATTAACAGATGGTATGGTCAATTACCCACAGGCTGAAGACTTGTGGGCTTGTCACGAAGT